TAAGATATTGGGCGATCTTTTCCCAGCAAATTGGAATCGTGTTACCATTGAAAATGTAAATGGAAAAGCCAACGGTTCGACGACATCCGCATCTCCTTCTTTGAGTGCCGTATAAATACAAGTAAAACAACACAAAGTAAAACAACACAAAGTAGAATAATACAAAGTAAAATAATACAAAGTAGAATAATACAAAGTAAAATAATACAAAGTAGAATAATACAAAGTAAAATAATACAAAGTAAACAACACAAAGTAGAATAATACAAATAAAATAATATAAATATTAATTACCATATTATTTTATAATGGAAAGTCATGAAAAGGTAGATAATCGTTATAATAATTTTAAACTATTCTGCAGCCAGATTAATAAAGCAAATATTCATGTTTTTAGAAGCGACCAATTTTTTAGAAGTATAGTTGAAAATGTAAATACTGAATATGGAAATAAATATTTTGATAATGTAGTTGAAAATTATAAAAATTATTTAGATTTAAATGATGTAGATTGGAGGGAATTGGAAAGTGTTATGAAATTGGGAAGGCCTTTGGTAATGGACAACTATGTTATAAATAACCAATCATATCAATTCTCTCCTACTGTTATGCGATATTTTCAGTTTACATTGGACATGTTTAAAAACATTAAAGAAAAAAGTAGTTTACATGAATTAAATGTCGTCGAGATTGGTGGGGGATTTGGATGTCAAGCGGTATTGTTTTGCTACTTTGCTAAGTTTTTTGATATCAAAGTTAAAAGTTATACTATTGTGGATTTAAATGAAGTATGTAACCTGCAAAACCATTATGTAGAATCCGTTTCTAAAAAACTGTTTATTGCCGATAACATCATTAAATCTATTACCGCTGAACAATATAGTGAAAACTATAATCCAAATTATGTTATTAGTAATTATGCTCTTGGAGAATTAAATAGTTATTGGCAAAATTTCTATATTGATACTATTCTTAAAAAGGCAGAACATGGATATTTTTGTTGGAACTTTTCTCCCTCTAATCCCACAATTCATGATTATTTTAACACAGTCAATGGATTGGTAAAAGAAGAGGAAAATCCACAAACAAACTGTCCACCTGTGAAATCGTATATTTTACGATACTAAATAAATGTTTTACTTTTAAAATAAAATATTAAATTCATTTTATTATACATTAATATAATGAAATTACTAATTGTCGATAATTTTCATCATAAAAATATGAAGGGATTGGAAATGGTGTGTCGTTATTTAAAATGTGATTATGTTTATAGATATGGCAACATAATTGACATAGAAAAAGAGATACCAAATTATGATGTTATATATTTTCCAGTGAGACCATATGATGCTTCTCGTTTTCCAAATAAGCGTTTTATATTTGGCCCACATTTCTCAGTATTTCCGGACAATCGTTTATTTGCAATAAATAATCGGTTTCAAAATGCTATTTACATACAACCAAGTAAATGGGCGACAAAAACATGGGTTGACATAATTGTATCTAATATAAATCAGGCATGGATTGATATGACGATTTTTCACATAGTGCCTATTAAACAATTTGCTTTTCCTGTAGATACAGAAAGGTTTTCTTGTGCGGATACACATCTCTCCCCTTTTTCAAAAACAAAGGTGTTTATTTACTTTAAATCACGAGACCCCAATGAGTTGAAATATGTAGAGAAAATGTTGTTAAAACTTAATAGTGAAAATGTAGGCGGAATACAAGGTTTTTGATTATAGAAAACGATATAATGAAGAAGATTATTTATTGTGGTTAAAGCAAAGTAAGTATGGTATATGGGTTGGTTGTCATGAAAGTCAAGGGTTTGCATTAGAAGAAGCCTTATCATGCGATGTTCCATTATTGGTATGGAATGTTAAATCAATGAATCAAGAATATGGTTCGCGATATGCCGATATACCAGCGACTTCTATATCTTATTGGGATGAACGATGTGGAGAGTATTTCTATAAGGAATGCGAATTTGCGGAAAAGTATAATGAGTTTATAAGTAAATTATCTACTTATAAGCCTAGAGAATTTGTATTGGAGAATTTAAGTGTAAAAGTGTGTGGGGAGAGATTTAAAGAGTTAATAAATCTATAATAATTTAATTTACTTTTATTTAAAGCGATACATTAATATTAACTATATGACAAATATCTTAATAACTGGAGGTTGCGGATTTATCGGACATCATTTTGTTGAACATATACTCAATAATACGGACTGGAATATTACAGTAATCGATAAATTAACGTATGCTAGTATGGGTTTCAAAAGACTAAATGATTATATTTTTCAAAATGCTATCAAAGAAAAAAAGCTTAAAATTATAACATGGGATTTATCTATTCCTTTTTCTGTTGGTTTAATAAAAGAATTAGGAGATATAAATATTATTGTGCATATGGCCGCCGAAACACATGTAGATAATAGTATTAAAACACCAGTTCCATTTGTTAAAAATAATATAATGTCTACATTGCATTTACTGGAATATTCAAGAAAATTAACTAATCTTAATACATTTTTTTATTTTAGTACAGATGAAGTATATGGACCAGCATTGGGAACAAAATTATATAAGGAAGATGAACGACATAATCCAACAAATCCTTACTCTGCTTCAAAATCAGGAGCAGAACAATTATGCGTAGCGTATCATAATACTTATAAAATACCAATTATACGTATAAATGTAATGAACGCTTTTGGAGAAAAACAACATGTTGAAAAATTTATCCCCAAGGTAATAAAAAAAATATTAAATAATGAAACAGTAGAAATTCATAGTTATCCCGATAAAAAAAAATCTGGAACAAGATACTATATACATGCTAGAAATATAGCTGCTGGTGTTTTATTTTTATTGGATAAAGGAGTTGTTGGTGAAAGTTACAATTTAACTGGAGAAAAGGAAGTTTCCAATCTGGAAATGGCACAAATAATTTCTGAAACAATGAATATGGAATTAAAATATAAAATGGTTGATTTTCATAGCGACCGTCCAGGTCACGATTTAAGATATGGATTAGATGGTAGTAAAATGGTTGAGATGGGGTGGAAATTACCTGTAAATTTTGAAAATAGTATTAAAAAAACTGTTTTATGGACACTTAATAATAAAGAATGGTTAAAAGAAATATAATATATTAAAACAAATATAATATATTATTTTTAGAATATTGGAATCATGACAAATTAAATAAATTATAACAACTTAAATATAATTTAAGAAATAGTTTAAATGAATGATTTAATAGATATATTAAACTGCAATTTAAATAATTGTAATTTTAAAAATATTGATGTTGAAGATGATATGAATAAATATAATAATTCATTAAGCACTTTTGAAAATTATGTTCCACAAGAATCATTAGAAAGTTGGTTTGACTCAAAACACGTATACCCAAATATAGATCCACGTCATCGATTTATTGTTGATGTAATTAAAAAACATAATTATAAAAAAATAATTGATCTTGGTGCTGGAGCAGGGTGTGTTAGTAAATCTGTTTTTATGGAACACAAAGATAACATCGATGAATTAATATGCGTTGAACATAATAAAACCCATTTTGACCAGATGAATGACAATTTTCAAAATAACTATGATATAGTACCTCCTATTGTAAAAGTCAATGCTGAAACAATTAATAGAGATATATTATCCGTATTAAAATCATATCCAGATAATTATTTTGACGTTGGATTTACATGTACTGTAATAATGCATATTCCATATGTTTTGTCTATTATAATTATTAAAGAAATGTCTAGAGTATGTAAAAATGTTATACATGCTGAAAATCAAAATGATACGATTAATTGTATTGTTGCTGGTAAGACACAATTAAAAGAACAATATTGTTGTATTAATTATGAAACATTATATAAAAAATTAGGATTTACCTTTGAAACAAATAATAGAGTGAAAGATCCATATGCGAGCTGCTATTATGTTTACTTACATGCTAATAAAATTATATAAATATTATAATCAAATCAACTGGATTTCATTATTTGCCTTATAATCTATTCTGATTAATCCTAAACATTTCAACCATTCATAATCAATCTTTCTTTCATTAATAAAGTTATACAGATTTTGTTCTGACCCTATACTATTTTGTAAATTATATATTATATTATTTTTAGAATATTCTACATATTCTAACATTAATTTTGATGAAAAACAAAAAAACATATCATTATACAAATGAGGTGAAGGAGAAGAATATCTAAAATTATAATTATTAGTTAAATGAAGAAATTTTGAATTAGAAATTAGAGCATCATTTTTCATATCATTTACCTTCTCAAAAATCCAAGGATTAGTTACTAGTTTTCTTAATGTAAAATAAACCACTTTATCATAATCATTAAACTTTATTTTTTGTGATGTATATATTAACTCATCTAGTTCTCCCATTCCAATATTTTGCGTTCCTATATTTCGATCTAAACACAAAAATATAACTGTTTTTAATAAATTCTTCAATTCTTGACTTTTAATAGCATCTATATCTTTTACAGTATTATCACATACAACTATGGTAAAATTTTCAGGAATCATTCGTTTTAATTGTTTCAGACAATAATAGTATTCATTTTCTCTAATATTATGAGAATAATGTGGTATATGAAACGCGGATGAACAAAATATTAAATTTTTCATATATAATTATATTTAAATTATATATTTATATAATTTAAATATAATTAAAAATATTATTTAATGGATATTAGAAAAAATACTTTACCTGTTTTATGTCCTAAAGGCGACGACTTAGATTGTAAATATGTAAATGAAGTTATTAAAAGTGGGTGGTGGATTAATGGCCCAAAGGTTAAAGAATTTGAAGAAAAATTTGCAAAAATGGTAGGAAAAAAATATGCCATCGCTGTTACCAGTAACACGCATGGACTTGATCTAATTTTTAAAGCATATGATATATCTAATTGTGATGTATTAAGTCCCACTATGTCTTTTGCTACTACAACAGCAGTCCCTCAATGGAATAATTGTAATAACATTTTATGTGATGTTGACGAAACAAATATGAATATATGCCCTCAAGATGTTAGAAAAAAACTAACTAATAATACCAATGCTATAATTTGTGTCAATCTTGCTGGTATATTAGCTCCTATTGAAGAAATTAGAACATTCTATAATGGTTTGATTATTGAAGATTGTGCACATGCATGTTATACACCTGGAGCGGGGTCAATATCTAATGTTGCAGTATGGTCTTTTCAAGCAGTAAAAACAATGCCTACTGGTGATGGAGGTATGATTACTACTGACAATAAAGAAATTATGGAAAAAATTAGAAAATTATATTGGTTTGGTATTGAGTCTACATATAATAGAGTAAAAAAACATAAAGATTCCCCTGGAAGTAATTCAGTTTACAGATGGAAATATGATATTGATATATTAGGTTACAAATATTATATGATTGATTTAACTGCTGCTATAGGATTAGCACAAATGGAAAAACTTGAAAATACACTTAAAAGGAGACAATTTATACAAAAAAAATATAATGAGGCATTTAGTTTAAATAATGAAATAATCACTCCTTCATTTTCATATACCGTTCAACATTATGTTATTAAAGTATCTCCTAATAAAAGAGACGTTTTAATTGATTATTTGAAAGAGAAAAATATACATACATCAGTTCACTATAGACCATTGCATCTTTTTACACAATTTAAAGATACAAGTAATTTCCCTGTTGCTGATAAAGAATGGTTGAAAATTATTACTCTTCCTGTTCATCTAAATATGACCGATCATGATATCGAATATGTAATATATTGGGTAAACAAATTTTTTAATTAAAATGAATAATTGGTAAACAAGAGTCCTTTTTAGAAATGATTAAGTCCTCGTTTTTTATATTCCAATCTACATTTAATGATAATGGATGTATACCACATTCACTATTTTTATTATATAAAGTATCCATTTTATATGATACAATTGTATTGTCTTTTAAAGAACTATAACCATGAGCAAAACCTTTAGGGATATATAATAATTCTTTATTTGATGAATTTAATTTAAATTCCCAAATTTTTCCATAAGTATTTCCTTTTCTTAAATCAACTAACACATCTTTTATTTCACCGTTTATAACTTGTAATAATTTTGACTGTGAATAAGGTTCTTTTTGATAATGGAAACCTCTAACAACATTTTTATTTGAAATACATGTGTTTTCTTGAACTATAGTAAAATAAATGTTGTTTTTTTCTAAAAACTCATTTCTATAAGATTCATAAAATTCTCCTCTATTATCTATAAACTTATTTAATTTTATTACTATTGGAATCATATAAATATGAATATAAATATATATTTATATTTATATTTATATGATCAATACTACGAAAGAATCAAGTTATAATTCTGTTGGTGAAGGAGGCCCATCCGAATTAACCAAAAAAGGTATTCATTTAAACAAAAAAAATAATGAATATTATGTGAAAACAAGAGAAAATTGTTTTATAAAATGCTGTGAAAGAATAATTAAATACAATATTAAATCAGGATTAGATCTGGCTTGTTCAAACGGTCATAGTGTATTTATAGCAAATAAAAAAGGTATTGATTTTAAGGGGTGTGACATTGAATTTGATGAAAAATATAATAAAATATTTATTGATAATTTCAATCAACCCAAATTGTTTAAATTAGAATTTAATGAACTAATAAATCACAATGTTAATTATGATATAATTTCATCATTTAATATAACACATATATTTGACTATATTTCAATGGAGTATTTATTAAATGTAATTAGTAATAAATCAAATTACTGTTATCTACACATTAATCCAAATATTATTGATGGAATAATAAATAAATTTAAAAATTACACAGATTTCATAACTATATTTAAAGATGAAATAAATGCTGGAGATGGAGCAAATACATGGTATTATATATTTATTAAATTTAAAACTAAAATTACTATACCAAAATATGAAGAATTTATCAGAAATAAACAAACGATTACATTAAAATAAATAATTAATTATAATTAATTATTTATTATTATTTTTCCCATATTATAAAACTTTCCCTCCACCAAAAATAAAAATTGCTATATTTTCTACTCTCCGTCAAAAATTTGTTGGTTAGTTCCATATTAGATTTTAAACCGTGACTTTCCATTAAATTAATATATTCTTCTCTGGATAAAGGGTTTAAATGTTGATGTAATGGATCACAATGGGGTTCCAAATCTCCTCCATGACTAGACCATGTAAAAATTACATATTTTTTTGATAATTTTTTAGCATTTTCAATAAGTATATCAGCAAACGATTTATCAATATGCTCACCTACTTCCGAACAATTAACTATATCATATTGTTTCACATCATCATTTAATGGATCGCGAATATCATATATTTCAATATAGTCTTTTACTTTACACAAATTTGATTTTTTATGATAATCAAAATACTCATAACCCTTTATCTGTAAATTATCATTTTCTTTTAGATAATATAAAAGATGGCCGGTTGCGCATCCAATATCACATACTGATTTTACTGCATTAAGATTAAACACATGCTTCAAACATTTATAATAATCCAAATATGGAGTCATATCTTTTCTTATTTCGCCATCTTCTGGGTATCTATCATTAATATTTATTTTTTCACTCATTTTATGATATATATAATATATGTTTAAATCATTTATAATACTTATTATATAAATTATACCAACTCGTGCTATAATTAGCTTTTTTTGATAACAATAATAAATCATTATTAGTAAAATCTTTATTCCAATATACAAAATTTTGCCAAGCACCTATTATCAATTTTTCCTTATCTAATAATTTATTTTTTATCATAATTTCAACCAGTTCATGTTTTAGCCCCAATACAGAAATATATCCATTCCATTTTGAAGACAATGAACTTTGTGCACTGTAACACATTAAACAACTATAATTATTATTGGGAAAGTTAGATGTAGCTATATTGAAGTATATATGTTTATTTGCCCAACTACTTCTGTTTAATTCAAATTCCCAAGGTGTTAAATTAATACTTAAAGCTTCTAATAAATATTTTCGATTCCATATACCAGGTTGTAATACTAATTGGTAATTTACATCTTTCTTTCTTTTATAAACAAAAAAATCTTTATCTATCAATATTTTATCGACTTCATTTCTTTTTATACAAGATGATGGTTCTTGACTTGCATTACAGAACCCTACCTTATTTTCTTTCATATAATTAACAACATAAGATAAACATCGTTCATCAATATAGTCAATCGGAAAAAAATCATCTAATGCAAAAAAAATTAATTCGTCTTTTATAGTAATTAGATAATCATAAATATATTTTGACCATTTTTGTATTGTTTCTTGTTTTGGATCCAAAGAAATAAACTCTACATTTTCCCAATCTGGTAATATTGGTTTTTTAAACCCTAATATTCTTATTAAAGGTGTGTTTTTGTAAAATTTTTTATACAAAAAAATTGTTGCTGGTAATATATACGATGTTTTGTCACACGTCACTAAATAAATTATCATTTTAATAATAAATAAAATAACTTTTATATTATTATATTTATTAACTATATCATTTTATATATTTCATCGATTGTATATTTTTCATATTCACTAGATAATGGTCCATTCATTATTAATCTTTCATGTAAGTTTTCTCCTTTTTGCAAACCAATCACCTTAACTTTTAATTCCTTATCTTTTGGTAAATATTTCATTTTCATAGCTTCTAGTATATCTCCCAAACTCATTGTCTTCATTTCTGGTAAATACGGTTTTGTAGATGTAGAATATTTTAAACAATCAAATATTAATTTTATAGCTTCTTCTAACGACCAATAAAACCGTGTAACATTTTTATCTGTAATTATTATTTCTTCTCCCTTTAATAACCGTTCCTTCCAGATACATAGAACCGAACCGGTGGAATATAATACATTTCCATAACGAACTAAACGGTACTTTACTCTGGCATTCAACGATTCATATTGGTAGAATAATGATTCCATTAAATATTTGGAAGCACCATATGTCCCTGTTACTTTCGCTACTTTATCAGTGCTTATACCTATAACATATTCTAGATTAGGATTGTTTAATGTTTCATTCAAAATATTTATTGTTCCTATTACATTAGTATTTATACATTCAAGTGCAAACTTCTCAGCAAGTCTAACATGTTTAAACGCTGCTAAATGATAAATAGCATTAACATCTTTACAACATTGATATGCTGTGATCTTATTGCAAATATCACCAGGAAAAATTTCTATCTCAGGATATTCGTTCTTCAATAAAATTAATTTCCCCTCATTTCTTGCAACAACTCTAACCATATAATTTTTTTTTAATAATTCACCAACTAATTTATGTCCCAAAAAACCGGTTCCACCTGTTATTAATGCTACTTTTTTTGCCATTATAAAAATACTTTTGTATTATCTTTATATTCTTTATAATTTAATAAATCTAATTCACTATAATCATAATTACTCAAACGATAGTTAATCCAATTTTTAGCATAAGGTCTATCTTTATCTAGTAATCCCGCAATACCATCAATACCAGCGCCAATGTCCAAATATACCGCTTTTTTAAAACTAGGTAAATGGTGTATTAAACCGGATTTTACATGTCCTACACCATATAAGTATAATCTTGTATTTGGATCTGCACGTTCTAATTGTGTTTTTACCATATTAATCGTATCAGTTAAATTATCACATGCAAATTTTTGAGGAATTTCAATATAATCAGTGAATTTTTCTAACCCTAAATAATCTTGATATTTTTTATGTTTCATTAATTCTTTTATTAGTTTCATTTTTGGACCAGCACCAATTAATCCAATCTTTCCTTGAAATGTTTTAAAAAACCATTTATTTGCCGTTAATCCATATAAATATTCAGTTGGTATGGTATTTTGTCCTGGATACAATTCGTTTAATTTTTCAATCATTCCTTCTTCCAAATATTCAACGCAATGGTAATCTGCTTTTTTCCATCCTTCTCTAAAAGGACGGATATCAAATTTATCATATGAAATAGATAATGCTCTTTTGCCAGGTTTGGCGCTACCAGCTGGTATATTTTTTAAAAAATAATAATCCCCATCTCCAAAATGAACATAGGAACTCCCTTCTTGACCAAACTCTACTTGTTTCAATAACAAAGATTTAAAGTCTTGTAATCTTTTTTGAAAATCAGGAAAATAATTTGCATTTTTTAAATAATATTTATTACCAATATTATGACCAGTCCCTTCAATTTTATATAGATCATTCATTTATAATATAATTCTGATTCTTTTTAAGTATTTATTCTATTATTGTTTTTCATCCATTCAAACATTTTTGTTAAACCTTCTTCTAATGTTGTAGTTGGTTTATAATTTAAATCTGCAGTTGCCTTTGTAATATCAGAAAACGTTTTTGGAACATCCCCTGTTTGATTTTCTAATACACGTATAATTGCCTTTTTATTTGTTACTTTTTCACACAGCCTGATAAATTCTGTTAAACTTATAGGATTACCGTTTCCCAAATTATAAATCTCTCCCCATCTACCATTACCATCTATTATTGAAGTTACACCCGAAATTATATCTTTTACATAAGTATAATCTCTGTACGAACTTCCATTTCCAAATTGTTTTATTTCTTTATTTTCGGAAATATTTTTAACAAACATATATGGCGCCATATCGGGTCTTCCTCTTTCACCATATACCGTAAAAAATCTTAATCCTATTGTTTTTATACCAAATACATCATTATAATATTTACCATATACTTCCATACATTTCTTACTACATGCATAGGATGAACGTAAATTATCTATTTCATCAGTTTCACTAAATGGCACAACACTATTTGTTCCATATACACTGCTACTACTGGCGTAAACAACTTTACTTATATTATGTTTTTTACATTCTTCTAATAAATAAACAAAAGCAGATATATTGTTTTCAATATAATATAATGGTTCTTGTAAACTTTTCCTAACGCCCGGAATAGAAGCCAAATGTATAATTATATCTGGTTTGATATTTGCTATTAGTGTAGTTCCAAGAATATTTTCATTATAAAAATGATAATTTTTATATTTTTTTAATTCTTCATTATTTTCCTTTTTGAATAAAATATTATAATTATCTGTATAATTATCTACTCCATAAATAATATTATTTGTATTATTTAATAATTGTAAACATAAATTCGTTCCTATGAAACCACAACTGCCAGTTATCAATATTTTCATATAAAAATAAATAATGATTAATATTTAAATGAATTTACCCAAAAATATTATTTTATTAATATTTTCATATTTAATACATGACAAATGTTATCGTTGTAATAAATATATATCAATTATAGATAATATCATTAATTATGATAACAAAATATTTTGTAGTTACTATTGTACTGAATATCAACATTATTAATAATCATAAATAAATATACACAAATAAATAATATTAAAACAAATTACTTAATATTATTAATGTCTATACCAAAGATTATACATCAATTATGGATTGGTTCGAAACCTGCTCCCACCAAATTTATGAATACATGGAAGGAAAAACACGCTGGGTTGGGATTTGAGTATATATTTTGGAATGAAGAAGAGTTGAAAAAAAGAGGTATGTCGCTAACTTTGGGAGAGAAAATCAATTCGATGGAAGAAATAAATGGAAAGGCAGATATTATACGATGGGAAATTTTGGAAAGGTATGGGGGAGTATTTGTTGATGCTGATTCCATTTGTATTGAACCAGTTGATGATACATTATTGAAATGCAAAGGCGGGTGTTTTGCCGGGTATGAACAAGAAAACATACGAAAAGGATTGATCGCCACAGGAACAATGGGATTTCCACCCAATCATTTAATTGTAAAAAGATGTATTAAATGGATTCGTGAAAATCCGGTTTCCACTGCTTTAACTCAACAACGAGCATGGTATACAGTAGGACCCGGATTATTAACCAGAATTGTTAATGATTACAAAATGCACGATCAAATCACCGTATTTCCCAGTTATTATTTTTTACCCCGGCATTACAGTGGTATAGAATATAAAGGACATGAAAAAGTATACGCATATCAAGAATGGGGGTCCACCAAGCAAAATTACGATACCATGAACCAACTATCTCTCCCCAAAGAGTTTTCTAAACCCGCGAAATCAGTGTCTGTATTAGTATCTAGTTTAAATACAAAAACCATTTTTCTAAAAGATTGTTTGGATTCTATAAAAGCACAAATAGGATTGTTTAATATAGAATTAGTATGGATTAATGATGGATCCGACAAATTGCATACAATGCTTCTTAAAAAACAACTCGACAATTTTAAAAACACTACGCGATTTGTCGATGTAGTATATAAAGAAAATGCTGGAAATAAAGGTATAGGATACACTCTTCATCATGGTGTATTGATGTGTAGCAATGAAATCATTATTAAAATGGATAGCGATGATATTATGATACCGGATAGAATTATAAAGCAAATGAAATTTATGGAAAACAATCCAAACATTCACATCTGTGGCGGGACAAATAAAAATGTTTCACGGTGATAAAGCAAATATTGTAGACATAACAAGATTGCCGACTATACAGTGGAGTGATTTTAGACAGCACCCCCAACATTGGTTTGTAAACCATCCAACGGTGTGCTATCGAAAATCTTCTATTTTAGCAGCAGGCAATTACAACCCAGAACTTAAAAAAATGGCAGAAGATTTCAATTTGGAATTGCGAATGTTAAAGATGTTTGATGTCGTTTATAATTTTCCCGAGCCGTTGTTATATTATCGACTTCATGAAGGTCAAATTACACACCAAGGTGGAAGTGAAGGTAGAGAATATTGGAGTAATATACGAAACAAAATGATTATGGAGTTGATAAGCAATAATTGATTGTTAATACCGATTAATATAACTTTAAAGAGTTTGCTAGTTGGGTTGTATAATAAGCAACGATCCATCCCAACATTGCAAATAGGGTATCACCAATTGTATTAATAGCGGCGTCTGCTTTAGGTTTGCCACCCGGCCAAAAATAGATATAATGATTTATACAATATATTCCTTGCGGTGTATTTTCAATTAATTCAAACATAGTATGTAATACAAACCACAATAATAAAGGAACATTCCAAAAATAAACAACTATTCCAACGGCAAAATGTAATAAAGAAAACTGATCTACTATTTTTGTTCCCATTTAATATTATTTTATAAAATAATATTTGTATATTATATAATGTCAACTGCTTTCAAAAAACAATACGGATTAAACCCAGATGATGAAGACCCATTTTACACAGAAGGCTATAATTCGGGTAACAATCATCCAGTTGGTATAGAATTTGGAGGAATGAAACACCGAAAAAAGCACAAAAAGTCGATGAAGAAAAAGAAATCGATGAAGAAGAAAAAGTCGATGAAGAAAAAACACAAAAAGTCGATGAAGAAAAAGAAGAGAAAGTCGATGAAGAAAAAGAAGTCGATGAAGAAAAAGAAATAATTAAATATAATATTTAGCAATTAATACATATTATATTTTACACATTTTTACATTTAGCTAATTATAGATTGTTGCGTTGTTTATAAATCTTATTATAAATATTGATGCCTTGTTGGAAATCTCTTTCACAGTCAATATACATCTTTTTAATTGTTTCAAGTATTTTTGGTCGTATAGTATTATCTAAATCAGATTCAGTTAGAGAGCCTTTTATTTGTATAGGAACTTCGGTTTCCTTTTCTTCATCTAAGTTAAAATCAAACAAGTCATGTAAGCAACCAATTAATTCTGCTTCTCGTTCTTGAACATTATTAATCATTTTTTTAAAATGCGTGCCATATTCTACAAACAAACGGTTTTCTTGTCGTTTCGATGGATCTCGTTTCGATGGATCACCTACTATGGTGCTTCCCCATTTTTGTTTAATACTTTCATCTGTATTATCATTGCATTCTTTTGTTTTAGTAAAGTCTGTTAACTTAATATCACTAAATGATTTAATTTCTTCACTATTAAACTTACCATTGGGAATAAATGCCTTATAGAAATCTTTTAAATCTTTTTTATACTGTGTTTCAGAATTACTTGAACGAACAAATAAACCAGTAACCTTACCTTGGTCGGTTTCTATTTTCATGGTATCTTTATATAAGTTTTCCAATGATTGAATACCCGGTTCGTCGGCTAGAGTCATGGTTCCAATCAGTCCCATGGTAGTTGTCATTTTTCCATCTTGCTCTTCGTCGGGCTCTTCGCCTTCGTCTTTGGATACGTCTCCGTCTTTGGATACGTCTTCGTCTTCAGTTTTGCGTTCTTGTTCGTCTTCATTGTCTTCATTGTCTTCATTGTCTTCATCATCGCCTCCTTTTTGTGGTTGTGGTTGTGGTTTTTTAAATATATTTAAACTTTCTGCAATATCCTTGGCCATTTTTGTGATATCACTTTCTGGTTGCTTTTCTTCTTTTTCTGGTTGTTTTTCCTGTTGCTGTTCGGGTGATTCTTTTTCTGTTTCGTCTTGTGATGTTGTGGTTTCTTGTGGTTCTTCATTTGTCTGTGGTTCTTCCATAGATGGACTTGATTGTGGTGTTTCTTCTTCATCAGACGGTGTATCTTCCATGGATGGTGTTATATCTGATGATGTATCTTTTCGTTTGTCGACATGTTCTCTTGTCATAACAGGGATTTCACTTGATTTATCATTCATTTTACATTGATTTACTTGTAATGTCATTTGTTTCTCTCCCATTTTTTTGGGTTTAAGATATGCGATTCTTCTAGAACACATGCTTCTCAATCCAATATCCGCTTTTGATTTGTTTTCCATACTAATATCATCCATAACAGTTCTTATTTGTTGTGTGCCTTCTGCATCCGTATATACATACACTGGATTAATAGCACCTACAATAGCACTATAAGCTTGGAATATCTTTGTGTAAAATTTCGAAACATTTAAACACATCACATCTTTTTCATAATCACGATCATTAATATCTCTTAATTGTTTAAATCCTTGTTTATCAATAATAAACAAATCTTGGGTTCCATATTTTATTCGATTTGAAACCATTGATATATTTTTTTTATTAAGCTTTTTCTTAAGAAGTCGCTGAGTTAATATGGATACTTCTTCACAATAACTAGGGTTTTGCAATTCTTTTAAATCTTGAAAGGATTGTTCAAATATTAATTTAGATGCCAATAAATCGATGCTATCTATTAATTCTTCATTAAAATACATACTTCCTTTATTGGATTTCTTTTGACTTTGAGCGTTGCCCATATATGTTATAAATATATATAATAAAATTGAGTTAAATATAAAATAATGTAATTATTTTAAAATGTTAAATGTTAAAAATGTTAAAACTACGGTAAAGAAAAAGAAAAATAAAAATAAAAACAAAAATCTATGGGATGCTTTTGACAAAGAATACAATCCAGAAACACCATTGGAATTATTGTATTCTAAGCAAGATGCTGTATCAAGAGAAGTATGTGAGTTGTGTAATTCACAGCTACAATATTCAGAGTCAAATTACTTAACTTGTAGTAATGATAAATGTAGTGTAATATATAAAGACAGTTTAGATGAATCCGCTGAATGGAGATATTATGGGGCTGATGATTCCTCAAGCACTGATCCAACTAGATGTGGCATGCCGGTAAATCATTTATTAAAGGAATCATCATATGGATGTAAGGTGATATGTAGTGGTAGGTCATCATATGAAATGAGGAAAATCAAGCGATATACAGAGTGGCATTCGATGCCATATAAAGAAAAGTCGCAATACGATGAATTCGAGCATATTAAAGTAATGTCTAGGATAGCGGGTATTCCCGCATTAATACAAGATGAAGCGTTGCGACAACACAAAACCATTTCCGAGATGAGAACATTCCGGGGGTTTAATAGAGAAGGAGTAATCGCAGCCTCTGTATATATAGCTTGTCGTATTCACAACTATCCAAGAACGGCAAAGGAAATCGCCACTATATTTAAATTGGATACAACTGCGGCTACAAAAGGTTGTAAACATGCGGTGCATTTGTTAGAGAAAAATGAAACCGGTCTGGAAAACAATGAAAAAACGCATTTTCATAAAACGAAACCGATCGCCTTCATAGAGCGTTATTGTAGTCGATTAAATATGAATAGTGAATTAATTAAGTTGTGTAAGTTTGTAGCAATGAAGATAGAAAGGCAAAATTTGATACCGGAAAATACGCCCCATAGTGTTGCCGCGGGCATTGTATATTTTGTCGCTCAAACATGCAACTTAAACATTTCAAAAAAGCAAGTAAATACCCATAGTGAAATCAGTGAAGTAACTATTAATAAGTGTTATAAAAAATTAGATAAAATAAAAGACACATTGATACCAGTAAGTATCGTTCAAAAATACTCACTATAAATCCATATATAATTTTAAGTTATACATTAGTTAAAAGTATAGTCAGAAATACTTCAATAACTTTTTTCATTTATATTCTAATATATCAAAAAATCCCTGAAATTCAGATAATTTTGAAAAAGTGGCAAAAAAAACGAGCAAGAAAAACTACTCTAAAGTGGCAAAAAACGAGCAAGAAAACTACTCTAAAAAGTAGCTAAAAAACGAGCAAAAAATTGGGCTCAGAAAAAAAGGTTCCAAAAAGGTTCCAAAAAAGGCTCCCATCGAACAGTTTTTTTACAAAAAGTTTTTTGAGATTTGAGCCCGAAAAATTTTTGAAATTCCCAAAATCTCAAAAAACTTTTTGACAAAAAACTGTTCGATGGGAGCCTTTTTTGGAACCTTTTTTTCAGCCAAACCATAACTTTTCAACGACTGCTTTACATTTAAAGGAAAAGTGGTAAGAAAAACGGAAATTGTCAAAAACGCGATTTTTTGCAAAAAACGGCCAAAAATGCCCTTTTTCCGAAAAAAAGGTTCCAAAAAAGGTTCCCATCGAAAACGCACTTTTTCGAACCTGAAAAATTGGCCAAAAAACGCAAAAAAATGACGAAAAACGAGCAAAAACGAGCAGAAAAACGGCTTTTCTGCTCGTTTTTTTCGTTTTTTTTTAGAAAGCATTTATCGAACCATTTATGACAAGTTGTTGAAAAGTTGAGACCACAAACTTTTTTTTTTAAAAAAAAAAGTGTTAAAAAGTGTTAAATTTCCAAAAAAATTTTCAAAAAAATCTCAACGACTCTGGCTGGAAAAATGGAAATAAAAAGTGAAATAAAAAAAAGGCACTAAGAGCATGTCGTCTGAGCATTTTTTTGAAAAATCGTCAAAAAAAGTGTTAAATAAGACTGGGTCAAACCACGATTTTTCTTGTAATTTTCTACACGATGAGGAACGGCAAACCAGAAATTTTCAAAAAAATCCTCAAAAATGGGTCATTTTTTGCCGATTTTTGCGATTTTTGCTAATTTTTTTGCATTTTTTTTAAAAAAATTTTGCGTTTTTTTTGCGTTTTTTCGCGATTTTTCGAAAAAAAGGCACTATTTTGAAAAAAAGGCACCAATCGAACAAAAACCTTTTTTCGATGGGAGCCTTTTTTGGAACCTTTTTTTCGAAAATAGTGCCTTTTTTTCGAAAAATAGTGCCTTTTTTTTGAAATTCCCCATTTTTGTAGTGCCTTTTTTTATGAAATATCTGGAAAAAAATGGCTTAAAATTTTAATCTGTTTTTTATATAAATGAGAAAAAACGAGCAAAAACGAGCACGAAAATGCCAAAAACGAGCAACAACAACTGAACTATATATTTGTGAAAAATGTGATTATAACACATCTCGTCATTCAAATTATATCCGACATATTGAGACCAAAAAACATTTAGAAAAACAAGGAAAAGTGTTAAAAAGTGTTAAAAGTGTTAAAAATCTCAAAAGTGGCAAAAAATTCTATTGTGAAATATGTGACTACTCTGCCTCACAAAAGTCACATTATGATAAACACATTCGCACCAAAAAGCACTTAATTAAAATGAGCAACTTTTTGGGGGAAAATGTTGCCATAAATCCGGCTCAAAATAAGCTACCCAATGAAAAAACAAATAATCAAGACAATGAATTAAATAAAATAGAAGATAAAATGAATCATAATATTGAATCATTAAAGCAACAACTAAATACCATTTTAGAAAACCAGACATACTTAAGACGGAAACCAATACGATTAAGAAAATGAAGTCAAAGCAGAATATCATATACAACAATAATATTTCAATTAATTTTTTCTTGGATCAGTATTGTTCAAACGCACAACCTATACAAGGGTTTATTAATAATTTATCGTTTAAACTGGGGGACATAATGAAAAACAATGAACTGGTTGAAAACTTTGTATCAAAAAAGCTATTGAAGGGTTTGGAAGATTTACCTATAACCGAGCGACCCATACACTGCACCGATCAAAAAATGAAGAATTTTCTGGTGAAAGACGAAAGAGATGGATGGGTAGAAGATGTTGCGATGGATAACAATAGTACTTTATATACAAAAGTAGACCAATTGCATAAAAAAGCATATATTGATTTTTACAATGAATACGATAAGGAAAACCCATTACCACATGATGGAGAAAGAGAACAACTAAAATTCAACATATCTTCTCAAATTATAAAACAAAACGATGATGACATTAATAATAAAACCATTATAAAAGACATCGCTAAAACAGTTGACATATATGAAGCATTGGATGGAATCGAAAGCTTAGAAGACAAATAAAACACCCCCACTAATATCGCAACATTTTTATTTATCAATACTTTCTATTAAAAAGTATTAATAAGTATTAATCATTTTATTAATAAAATATATGCACCCTACTAATCTATCTTGTGGGTGGCATTATTTACGCTATTGATCAATTCATTGGAATAAATAAGTCCACCAGGCTTATAAGTATTAATTGATTTATATTTATCGTTATTGCTACTGCTTTTACTAGACTTTTTACCTTGTTCGGGTTCGGGTCCATTTTTCAACATTAAACTGTTTGGGTTACTATCATCGCTTTTGCCCTTCTTTTTTATAACATTGCCAAACCCATCGATTGATATTCCTTGTTCTTTTTTTATAGTCATTCGCTCGTAATCAGGTATGTAATGATTCCATGATATAAATAGTAGATTGGGATAAGTATATTTAATTATAAATCCATTATTATCGAGTTTTTCCATTAAATATTGTGTGCATAGTTCAATGCTGTATTTGGGCAAGCCTAATATAAATTCGGGAATAACAAACCAACAACACTTCATATTATTGCGCTGTCTAGATGTTAATTTTATTTTGTGATGAACTCGTTGTAATATTTTCTGATATACCTTTGTTTTGTTACTATTGTCTTCCTTATCTTGTGTAAATAACTCATCTAAGTTTAGTTTCTCTCTAAATATATCGTCCATAATTTAAAATTAAATTAGATAAAAAACTTATAATTATATCGTGTTAATATAATATAATTATAATGATAAAATATGTTTGTTTACCATCCGGTGGAATTAAACTGATTGCATACTTAGGAATTCTAAATAAGTTAATAGAAACAGGCCATTTAAATTTAAAAAATATAAAAGGATATTACGGAATATCGTCTGGTAGTATATTATCCGCTGTTTTGTGTCTGGGATTTGATTTTAAACAAATTATAAACTATTTTATAGAACGAACTTGGCATAAAATATTTAATGTCGACCAAATTAATTTTTTTAATTACTTTAATGACAAAGGGATAATAAACAAGCCACTATTTGGTAAATTGTTTGAACATTTGTTTAAAGCAAAAGGTATGGATATAAATACATTAACTATGTCGGAATTCTATGAAAAAACAAATGTAAAACTGTGTGTATTTGCTGTAAATGCGTCTAACTTTCAATTAAAACAATTTAATTATGAAACTACGCCTGATATTTTGGTTTTGGATGCGTTGTATTATTCATCATGTATTCCTACTTTATTTAAACCCTATGAGTATGAAGGAGTTTGCTATTTAGATGGCGGAATGCATACAAATACACCGGTGGACATGTGTGTTAAACAAGAAAATATAAAGAAAGATGAGGTATTGGTGTTAGAAGTGCTAAGAAGTGATACTTTAGATAAGCGTATAAGTGTCGATGATACTTATTTTAATTACATTATAAATATATTGGGTAAATTACATGTGAATGGCACGCCAGAAGTAAGCGCCGATGATTATGAATATCTTATAAAAATACCAACTCTTGATGATTATGTATATGATTATCATGAAATTACAACCTCTCCCGAAGCCCGCAACGCAATATATTTAAAAGGTATTGAGGTGTGTGAGTCATATTTAGAGGCAAAGCAAAAACAATCCAATGAAAACAACGAAAACAACGAAAACAACGAAAACAACGAAAACAACGAAAACAACGAAAACAACGAAAACAACGAAAACAACGAAAACAACGAAACGAATACAGTGTAGGTAGTGATATCGTTTAGTTTCTACTTTTACATGCTGCGGATGAACGCAAGTTATCACCTATAAATTCCGTTATATTTTCTAAAGTAGGCATCGCATCAAACTCACATACAAATTCTTGATCTTTATTATCTATCATTTGGGTATATTTCATAAATATAGAGGGGAAGCCTTCTATATTATCTTTGCCTACTAATTTTTCTTCTTCCGATTTAAAATTATCGTCTTTTTCTTGTATTGTGTGAAAGGTAATGTCAAAATTTTTAAAAGAGATTTCTTTGTTTTTAACTTTTTCTTGTAATGTTTCCCACATTTCGTGTAGTTTCTCTCCAGTTGGTCCATCTTTGTTGGAATTTGGACACCAACAAGCCCAAAATAAATATAAATCGACACGTTTTCTAATATCCGCCTTTTTTCCTCCTTTATCTTGAACCGTTTTATCAAATTCATAATTTGCTTTGTATTCCATATTTACTAATTGAGGCTTAATATAGTTAATATACACAAATATGGCAGCGATGATAAATAATACTAAAATACCCCCCCATATCATAAATTGCGTTTTTGATATGTTTTGAACTATCTGTGGCATTTTACCTTTAACTTTATTGACGAAATCCATTATATACAAATATTACATTTTTTTACAACAATAATTTAACGAATTTAAAAGTATTGTTATAAACTATAATATCAATTATGATAGTTCTAAATAATATAAAGCATGATATGAGTTCTTCAATAAGTGTAGTAGATATTAATAAGTCTACTACAACAAATGAATATTACAAAGAATTGTGGAAAGAAAAGTATACTGTTTCACTGAATAAAAACAAAAGCAATAGTAATGGCAATGAGTTTTCAAAAAACCTTGTTAAATATTTAAAAGGAGAAATGCTTTATATTGAATGATAATATTTTTGATTATTTTATTATATTAATATAGTATATATAATAATCACAATGACAAAAACATTTAAAAAACAAAAACATAAAGATAAACATCATGAAAAAAACAAACATTATAGTAAAGTTACAAAGCATAATAAAACAAAGAAGAAGACAAAAATAACAAGCAAAAACGATAAAAAGAAAGTGTATAACGATAAAGATTTTAAAAGCAAAGATGGTATGTTGACAAGTGTGTGGGGGCCTAGTTTATGGCATTATTTGCACACAATGAGTTTTAATTATCCAGTAGAACCCACAGAGGCCGATAAAAAATATTACAAACAATTTGTGATGTCGTTAAAATATGTGTTACCATGTAAATATTGCAGAATGAATCTTCGAGGTAATTTAAAAGCAGTTCCTTTAACAGATACTGTGCTAAAAAATAGAGCAAACTTTTCCCGTTGGATGTATGATTTACACGAACACATTAATACTATGTTGAAAAAGAAATCTGGATTAAGTTTTGAAGAAGTTAGGGAGAGATATGAACATTTTAGAGCGCGTTGTAGTGAAACCTCTGTTAATAAGATTATGGAGGAATTAAAAAAAATAAACAAAAAAGAAAAAGGTTGTGAGACTCCGTTGTATGGTCACAAATCTAAATGCATAATTAAAATTGTCCCTAAAGAAACAAAGGAAAAAACATTTCAAATGGACAATGCTTGCATAAAACAAAAAATAGAATTGTAATCTATTACACAAATGTAGATTGTAGATTGTATTATAATACGATATAACATATTGTATTATACTTTAATATAGTTATTATGGCACATTTAGTTAAAATGCTGAAAAACTGGTTAACATTGGGATAAATCCACCACCTCGTCCTTCTGATTTAATATGCGCTATTTCGTGTGTTAATGCCGTAGGTTTGTTATGATTTAACATACGCGTGTCAATATTTACCGTTTCGGCGGCCTTACTTACGGTATCTAATGTTTTATCTACCACATTGGACACTTCTGGATTTAACGAAGGTGTTTTCATACTGGGCGTCATTTTTGGCATATTTAAACTATCTTTAAACAACGGCGTGTTAACTTGTGGCATGTTAAACTGTGGCGAACTTGATTGAGGTCCACTCATTTCAGGAGTAATCATTTCCGGAACCATCGTATTTAAACCAGATTCTATTGTGCTGCCAACATCTTTACTTAAGTTTTTATTTAATTGAGGCATGTTTTTGTTTACCTTATCCAGAATGTTTTTCAATCCTTTATTAATTTGTAAATTAGGATTTTTCTTTACTGTGCGGTCATAATTATCTAGTTTTAAATTTTCTTCTACATCAAACAACTTAGACAACGATTTATTTAATTTTAATCCAGGAGTGGGCGAGTCTTTTTCGTCGTCTAAACAAGTAGGACACGCTGGAGTGACCACAGGAACGATCTTGGTTTTTAAGATATACTTGTCTTTTTCATCTCCTCGGTTGTCATTTAATTCATCTAAATTATATTGCTTGATAGGTTGATTTCTTTTTAAATCACAGATTGCCCTATTTTTATTGGATGGGTCTATTTTGCAGTCGATATTGTTTAAATCATTAATGTAATTAAATGGATTGTGTGCACCCATGCTTTTGATGTATTGTTCGTTAAAATAAGCTTCGTCTCGTGGCCCGTATTGATTTTTGTTATTTTGTTGAGAATCATCTGTATCTTTGGAGTCAGGCTGTTCTACATCTTCAGCGGATGTATATTCTGATAAAATAGAACGATCGCGATTTGGATATCCCACATTATTAATTGCTGTTAAATTTTCAATATCCAATAACAAATTACCGTTTAAATCTTTTACTTGCTTTTCAGTGTCAGTTCCATCATATTTATATTCTAATTTAACTGCTTGATTTTGCGTAACTGGACTTCTTAAATGAACAATCATAGTATTTCCGTCGATAGTAACTTTGTTGGGTGTTATGGATACACCGCCATCCACAGATATTTTAAAATCGTTTTTGTTTATGTTATCATTTGGGGAGAGATGTTCACTCATTAATAGTTTTATTTTTTGCGGATCGGCATTTTCAACAATGACAACCTTGACCGTTGGATTGATATTATCAATTATATTATTAACAACTGGTATTTGGTCGATTGTATCTACTGTAATATCGTTTATTTTTAATTCAGCTCCACCGTTATTTTTACCTTTGTTTTGCTTGTATTTTACTAAAACAGTTTGATTGATTTTAATATCGGCATTTAATATTAATTTTATTTGTGTTTGACTAGTGACAATCGCGTTTTCTATTTTTTTAAAACTGGTATCTTCTTCAACGATCTTGTATTTAAAGTTATTTTTTAAATCTCCTGGACTTCCTTCAATACTTGCGTCTTTTGCAAAATTTACAATTAAATGGCGTGGATTAGAAGTGTTTACTTCTATGGATATTCTATTACATCCTTGTAAACTATAAGGTTGTCCAACCGAATTGCAAGCAACGGCTGCTGGCGAACCATAATAACCAGTCGCGCATTTTAACCCTCCCACTTCAAATGCGGTTTTCAAAAGATTTTCACTTGTGAATTCATAACCAGTAACATCGTTGGGTCGAGTGCAGTCTGTTGCCAAATTAGTGGTTGAACTAGAAGTAGCGCAAAATTGAGTTTCGGTTTGGTCTTCTTGTGCCGGACAAGCTTTGCCACCATTCTCCGGTTGTTGTGTAATTTGCATTTGTCTTGTTTGTTTTAAATTTACACAATTACCCCAATCACCCCATTTATATTCACAATCTTTTTTTTGTGTATTGCCTTCAATTACTCTTGATGTATAAAATGCTAAAATAGCAAATAAAGAAGCAATTAATATAAGTATAATAAAAGGTAAAAAGTTTTTCATATAAATTATAGTATGAAAAAAATAATTACATTTGGTTTGATTGTATAAAGTTATAAATTAAGTAAATGAGATTATTAATGTTGTTGCTATATATTAATGTTGTTGGTATATATATGGTAAAAAAAACAACTACAAGAAAGTTGCCTAAATTACGAAAAATTAATCATAAAACTCGTAAATACATTTATAAAATCAAAAGTTCGTCTAGAAAAAGGCGACTTGCCATAAATGAAGGTGTAAGAATGGAAAAGAAAAAAACGGGGAAATCTATGAAAAAGGCAGCATTAGCTAAGAAAGGCCGGTTTAATATATTGCGTATTTATAGAAAAAATCGTAAACCCAAAGAATGTAAAATACTTACTCAAGATATGCGTTATATGGACCGTAAATACAATTTAGGTAAGACACGGAATATTTGCAGAAAAACAAGGAAAAAATAAAGAAAGATTACAACAATAACTAACAAATATTAAATATAATGTATAAGATAGTGTATACATTAAATGTTAAGTTATATGGAAAAAGATAGATTGGAGGTGGGGATTGATGAGGCAGGTAGGGGTCCTTTGTTTGGACCCGTATATACGGCGGCAGTTATATTTCCACAAGATGAAGAGTTTTTAAATGATCTTATTGTAGATAGTAAAAAGCTTACTTCACATAGAAAGCGATTAATGGCATATGATTATGTTAAAGAAAATGCGATTGATTATTCTATATTTGCGGTTGATGAAAAAATGATTGATAAGTTAAATATATTTCATGCTACTTACTGGGGAACTCATCGTGCGTTAGACAAATTAACTGTTATCCCCGAACATATATTAATGGATGGTAACAAATTCAAGCCATACGATAGAGATGGAGAATATATACCACATACTTGTGTAGTAAAAGGAGATAACAAGTATACTTCCATTGCGGCTGCCTCAATATTAGCAAAGGTGGAAAGAGACTTATTTATAGAAAATATATGCGATAAGTATCCTATATTAGAGGAAAGATACAATATGCGTAATAATAAAGGATATGGAACAAAAGATCATATGTCTGGTATAGAAAAGTATGGAGTTACAGATAAACACCGGTTTAGTTATAAAATCGTGGAACAATACTCTAATTTAAAGCCAGTGTTTTCTCTTAATTAATAGTATCATAGGATAGGTAGCAATATCACCATATTAAACATTAAATTGATGTCATTCAATAATTAAACATGATATCAATAATAACAAATTTATAGCAAATTCACGACAAAATGGCTTGGTATGAACAAACACAACCTTCTCACGATGAAGTATTTGATGTGGTTAATAAAAATTTAAATAAAACAATTACAATAAACATTGATGGAAAATATGATGAAATACTTAAACAGTCAATTGATATAGAATATGCTAAATATAATAGTTTTGGTTCATGGCGTGGATTTTATACCTTTACGCTAAGTAATATTATGAAAATAGTAAGGGAGAAATTGTTAGAAGAAATAAAAAAGAAAGTGGCTAGAAGAAAAATAGCCAATTCAACTATAATGAAACTATGGGTAAATCATATATTATATCGATTACCGGATAACGAAACGGGAGAGAAAAGGGGCTTGCGAGTAGATAAATGCGAAGATCACTTCAATAAATTACAACAACAACAACAACAACAACCACAAAATAGTGGTGTTGAAATAGAAGGCGGACTTTACTACGATTCAGATGGCGACAGTTATATGGTGTGTGATGATTGTGGACGAGTATGGGATGGATTAGCACAATGTATGTGTGATTAACCAAGATTAGTATATAACCGCACAATTAAATGATTAAATTGATTTAAAAATAAGTATAATTATATTTTTAATACTCATATCTATTGTATTTATATTATATACAACAGTCACCTCTTAGCAAACACAACTAACACAACTAGCACAACTAACACAACTAACACAACTAACACAACCAACCAAACCAACTAAAGAACACTATGTATGTATTAGTATTTGACACTGAAACTACTGGACTAATTGAAAACTACAGGGAATCATTATATAATACAAGCAGATATCCTTATGTTGTGCAATTAAGTTGGCTGCTGTTTGATGTTGAAACAAACAAAGTAGTTAAAGTATGTGATTATATATTAAAAGTGCCTGATCACATTACAATAAGTAAAGAATCTTCTGACATACATGGAATTACAAATGAAATCTCTAAAACAAAAGGAAAAGACCCCAAAGAAATAGTTGCTTTATTTAACCAAGATTTAAAAACAGCAGATGTATGTGTATGTCATAATACTCGATTTGATAAGCGTATGATGCGTATTGAATTAATACGACATAATTTTGTGGATGCTATTTACAAAGGAAACCACAAATGGTATTGCACAATGGAAAACTCAACCGATGTGTGTAAATTAAAGCGATATGATAAGTATATTCACGCAAGAGAAATGTTGGAAAGATGTCGTGATACATTTCAACTAGCACGAAGTAATGTCTGTGTTACTTACTTAAATGAACTGGATACTTTAATATCTAACATGAAAAGCGTGGAAAAAGTTAGTTACAAGCGCCCTAAACTTGTAGAGTTACATCACTATCTATTTAAAACAATACCCAATAACTTACACAATTCATTAATTGATGTCTTTGTTTGCTTTCGTTGCTATTACTACTTGGTCAATAATAAAGACATATTAAACAGTAATTTTGAGTTTAAGAAACGATTTAATGAAATTTGTGATTTGTGAATGCTTATTAAGCGACAAGTAAATATTAAAAGGTAAGTATGAAAAAGTAAATGTGAAAAGATAAACATCACTTAGAATAGTAATAATTATATAATTTTTTATTGATTATATAATTATTTTTATATGGTGTGATTTATATGTTGTGGTTTATATGGTGTTATTATGGTTATGATTACGAACCACACATCAAACATTCTTCTTCTTCATAATCATCCGAACTATCTGTTTTGGTAGTCATTTTATCGGGTTCTACTGTAAATTGCTGCGGCGCTGCCTTTGCTTTAGTTCTTAGATAATATTGTCCTGTCTTTAATCCTTTCGACCAACTATAGAAATGCATGGTTGTTAGTTTATCATAAGTAGGGTTTTTCATCCACAAATTCATGGATTGACTTTGGCATATAAACTTACCTCTTTCCGCCGCCATATTAATAATATGTTTCATAGGAATTTCCCACACTATCTTATATTTATCTTTTAATGCCTGTGGAATTGCTTTAATATTTTGTATGGAACCATTGTCTTTTACCATTTGCTGTTTTGTATTCTCATTCCACAATCCTGTATTGATTAATTCACTTAGTAAGTGCTTATTAATAATCACAAATTCACCGGCTATTGTCCTTCTAACATAAATATTGGAAGTAAATGGTTCAAAACACTCGTTGTTTCCCAAGATTTGACTGGTGCTCGCGGTTGGCATCGGTGCTAACAACAAAGAATTTCTAATACCATTTTCTTTAATATCATGCTTTAATTTATCCCAATCATATCGGTTGTTTGATACTTTAACATTCCACATATCGAATTGAAGAACACCCTTGCTGGCAGGAGAACCTTTAAATGAACTATATGGACCTTCTATTTTAGCTATTTCCATACTTTTTTCAAGAGCGGCATGATACATTGTTTCAAAAATCATTTCGTTGACTCGCGATGCTTCTTCGCTATGAAAAGGCAGGTTAAGTAGCGCAAACGCATCAGCCAGTCCCTGAACACCTATGCCAATAGGTCTATTTCTCATATTAGATGTCTGTGTTTTAGTAGTAGGATAAAAGTTAATATCGATTACTTTGTTTAAATTAGCAGTCACGATTTTTGTAATATGATGTAATTCATCATAATCAAACATAGGCTTCAATAATTCTGCCACTTTTGAGTAACCGCCAATTAGTTCGTCTCCGTCGTATAATTGTGGCACCGTTTCTACACCATGTTGCTTTTTAAATGACTCGAAATCTTCTACTTCAACTACTTCTTCCGTATAAGAAATGTTGTTTTTCTTTAGCTCGTTTTTCATCATCAAACACCAGTTGCAGTTGTTTTTAGTGTAAACTTTAATGCTGTCTGCGCCGGTATTTTTAAATGGATAAGTAGGAGGTTTTCACAAATTTACTTAGCGCGATTGACGCCAGATTACAAACAGCTGTTTCTTTATCGTCACTATATTCTACGATTTCACAGCATAGATTGCTGCTTTTAATGGTTCCTAGATTTTTCTGATTGGATTTTTGATTACAAGCGTCTTTATGGAGCAAATATGGGACACCTGTTCTCGATTGACTGTCCAATATTTTAAACCACACATCTCTGGCATTAACGGTTCGCATCCCCATGTTTTTTGATTCATACTCCTCATAAAGTGTTTTAAAATCATCACCATATGCATCTGACAAACCTCTACACGCATCGGGACACATTAAAGTCCATTTTTTATTTTGCTTTACTCTCTTCCATAAAAAGATCATTTAACCATAGTGCGTAAAACAAGTCTCGGGCTCGGGCTTCTTCGTCTCCATGATTTTTCTTCATATCAAGGAATTCCATGATGTCTGGATGCCATGGTTCCAAGTAAATGGCAAAGCTGCCATTACGTCTTCCGCCTCCTTGATCAACATACCGCGCCGTATTATTAAATACTCGCAACATAGGAACAATACCGTTGCTAGTTCCATTTGTTCCTCTAATATGACTACCGGCACCTCGAATATTATGGATATGCATGCCAATACCACCCGCCCATTTACTTATAGCAGCACAATCACCCAATGTATTATAAATTCCATTTATACTATCGGATTCCATCGCAATTAAATAACAAGAACTAAGTTGCGGTCGAGGTGTTCCAGCGTTGAAAAGAGTAGGGGTAGCATGTGTAAAGTATTTATTACTCATCATATCATATGTTTCTTTTGCTTTTTCCAAATCGTCACAATGAATGCCAAGTGCCACACGCATCCACATATGTTGAGGTCGTTCTATTAATTGTTTATTGATTTTAAGAAGGTATGCTCGCTCCAGCGTTTTAAATCCAAAATAATCCAAAAGGTAATCGCGGTCAAAATCAAACCAAGATTGGATGACTTCATGATTATTTTTTACAACATTATATAGTTTTTCTGAAATGATAGGTGTTTTTATGTTATGAATATCGGTGTTATTGTATAATTTTTCGATCGCTTGTAGATAGTTGGCATCGACCATTTTATGATGATTTGAAATTAAAATACGACTGGCAAGCGTTCCATAATCTGGGTGTGTGGTTGCCATAGAAGCACATTGTTGTGCGGTTAATTCGTCGATTTCTTGCGTGGTAATATCATCATATAATTGATCTATGATTTTTTGACAAAGTGATGTATAATTAACATGTAATTTGCTTTTTTCTTGACCGATTGTTTTTATTCGCTTTAATATTTTATCAAATGACACTGGTTCTTTATTTCCATTACGCTTAATAACACAATCTTCATATTTTTCAGACATTTGTAAAATAATATACTATTATTATTTTAAGCAGTTATTATTAAACAATTATTTAAAATGATTGTTTAATTAAATTAAGATTATAAGTGTGTAATAGGCGAACAGTTATTGATATTTATATCGTTTACAATATTTGGTATAATTTTTCTTGGTCTTCTACTATAATTTTTTTCTCTGTTTCATCGTGTTCTTCAGATTTAAAAGTTTTTTCTTTTAATAAAAGATATATTGTAGGTATTGATGCTATTTCTTGAAAAGCCGCTGATATGATAGCAATGTCTATTTGAACGATAGCCAATTGAATTTCTAACGCCCAACGAACCGCATTTAAAAGATACATTATATTTGCTTGAATCTGTAATTCATTTCTTGTAAATCCAGTAATAACTTTTTGATTTGGATTATAAATATTAAAACTCAATACTGGCATGCCTAATTCTTGGACAAATGCCTTGCATACACGAAATATAAAAATATATAATAATAATATACCATACTTAACACTAGTATTTATTTTTACGGATATTATCATCAACTCTTCATTGGGTCCAAAACGATAATAAGAACTGTTTTTATTTGCTAATAAAACTGTAGGTATTAAAACTGAAATAAGCAATAAAAATTGTCCAACAATACATACTTTTAATCGTTGTTGAGGAGTTAATTTCATATTATAGTTTAATTGTAATGTTTAAGTGGATTATGTAATATTATCTTGGGCATTAATAACCAATAATCGTTGATATTATATTAAATGTATTCATTCTTTTTTTATCTAAATTGAAATTATATACAATGAAAAAAACATTTGAATATATTTTATTGGCATTTGCTGTTTTTGCGATATTAATGATATTTTTTAAAAGAGAAGGCTTTAGCAATATGCAAAATTATCCATCTACATACAACGAATTGTTATTAAAAAGTTTTAAACCAGCCGGCAAAAAAGGTATTGATTCAGCAACATATTCACAACAAGCAAAAAATGTCCCAAAATCGGAAATGAGTAGTTATGCACAAATAACAAACAACATCTCTCCCAATTTGATTTCATCTCCTTGCGACGGAAATGAACCATTCCCAAGTATGTGTTCGTCTTTATACGCAACATATTAAATTGACTATTTAATAATGTAAAATCAAATACATTATTAAAAAAGCAAATATTATTAAGCAAATATTGTTTGAATAAAAGCACAATGAAAGAAGTAGTATTAAATGATACAATAATTAAAGTGGGTGCAAATGCCGATGAAAACTGGATGTTGGTTGATTCCAATAAAGAATATACTTGGCTTCATTTAAATTCATTTCCATCTTGTCATGTAGTAATTGAGAGTGTCGAGCCAACGCAAGAAGAAATAATGTTTGCGGCTCAATTATGTAAGCAAAATACAAAATATAGAAACTTGCGAAATCTTAAAATATGTTATACCACCTGTGGAAATTTAAAAAAAGGAGTAAAGGCTGGTAGTGTTATTTATAATAGTAAAAGAAAGGTAAAATATATAGTTGTTTAAATATTATTTGTATCGATTTTAATAACGATTTTGTTTTTGCCGGTGCTTTTGTTGCTTCTATTGTTTAAGTATGAAAAGTTGAAATTATCACTGGCAATATCTGTTCCGTCGTCATTAAATATGATCGGTTCTTCCGTTTTTATTTTGGATTGTTTTGACTTTGTCAGTGATTTGGGAGGTGCTTTTTCCCTTTTATTTGGTTTTCGGTGGTCGAAACCTTCTTTGCGTTCTTTTATAATAGTGTCCCATGTTTCAATCATTTTAGGTAATGCTTTGTTATACCATTTTTCATTTCTAGTTACTAATACAATAGATATGTCTTCGAGATACCAATAAATGTTTTCAATCCAAGTTAAATTTTTATTTTTATCCATTGTTTCTGCATACCAAACATCAAACTCGGGTTTGGTTATATTTAATGGTGCGTATTCATAGATCGGTTCTTTGTTGTCATAAAATCGTATCATAATACCCTTTTGCTTTCCATCAGCAGTTTTGGTAAATGTGCCGTCGTTGTTAAATTCGGCTTCATTTTCATAGCTTTTAAAGATGGTTTCCAAGAAATCACACTCATTAAGATCGCACACCTCCATTTGATGCTGCATTTGAACCCAGTAGTCTTTTTTTGGTATTCCAGTTAATTTTCTACTGACAGGATTTTTAACTTCAACCAATCTCCCATATCGCGGGTTTCCTTTTTTTGTATTGATGCCATCTGGGGATGCTTTTAAGAAGTCATATCTATCGTGGCTAATACATCCATATTCACTTACCTCCGTATCATACATTTCTTCATAAATCATTAGCGATAATGGCTCGTATTTATGACCGTTATGAAATGGTGAATCTATATTAACGGTTTGGTATTTTTTCACATCAATAGGAACACATTTACTATATATTAAACTATTAATACTGGATTGTGTATCAAATATTTTCCACAAATTACTGGCGGTTAACCCGTCCCATCGAAATGTGTACCAATCTGCGGTTCTTTGTTCGGGTTGATATTTATTTTTAATTTTAGTTAGTTGTTTGGCGATAATATTGTCGATTGGATGAGATAAAACAACAGATTCTTCATACGAACGCGGACAACAGTGTTTCATGAAATACAAATAGACACATTCATTTATAGTATCATCTAAAGTAATGTCCAAATAATTGATTTGTTCACTGTATAATTCAGATATTTGTGTATATACCGCATCTTTAACCCTATCTTCAAAATCATGATAAATATAGTCCATTACATTATGATTAACAAATTCATCAATAAATATGTCTATTGTTTCCAAGAAATCTTCGTGATAGGATGTGTCTGTAAAATCGTCGCTTAATTGAAATGAATCATATTCATCTTTTAATTCAGGCAGATCGTCCATATGTGTCATTTAACTGTTGTCTATATAATATCATTATATTTACTTTATATCAATTTTATTAATATACACAGGTGTATTAATAAGATTGTGGTTTGCGTATATGGTATGCTTACTCATCTTCAGTTGGTTTCGTTTTTTTATCCTTGGGCTTCTTGTCATTGGGCTTCTTATCTTTCGGTTTCTTGTCTTTCAGCTTTTTGTCTTTCAGCTTTTTATCTTTATTTTTTATTTTTCTAGGAGCCAGTGATTTTAAAGTGGACACCTTTTTATCTAAACTTTTTATGGTATATTTTTTTGTTTGCTTATTAATGATTAATGCTGGTATATTTACAATTAGTTGTGTTTCAATATCATATATAACATCTTTCACTCGTTGCAGTTTCTTTCTATCCAATGCTTTTAATAAAAAACTTATTAAATTGTTTTTTTCTTCTTCTGTATAGTTGTTTTTCTGTGAGTAATCTTCCGAATACTTGACTAGTTTGTTTTTCTTTGTTAGTTTACTTAATTTACTCCAATGTTGGTTTTTACTTATTGTTTTTTCCTTTTCTAAAAATGATTCTATATTTGTTACTTGTGGTTCTTTTGATGATTGAATGTTATTCATTAACATTGTTTTATACTTTATGTTTTTAAGTTCTACACATTCATCATTATTCTTCATATACTATAATATAATTAATAGAGTTTATACCCTTTTTTATAATTAATTAACTAATAATTACAAGTTATTTGTTTAAATTGTTGTTTTAATATATATTATAATACATATGAAAAAATTAATAATAACGGGGAAATCAAACATAGAAGCAATACAGGGTGTAAAAGAAAAAAAACGAGCTACTATGAAAGATATTTCTGATAACCGTGTATTTGATATTAAAACACAAATAGATAGTATTAAAAAAATATATGGCGAATGTGAGTTTCAGTATAAAGAGTTGTATATAGGGGAGTTGAAGCGCAAATTATCTGGTTATAAACAGCAAGATATTAAAAAGAAAAAGTATGATAGTGATGGATTTATTAGTTTAAATGATTTAATTGAAAAAATGATAATTTCAAAGCATCGGTGTTTTTATTGTAAAAAGTTGTGCAAGATATTGTTTAATGATGTTCGTGAGCCTTTGCAGTGGACATTAGAAAGAATTGATAATAGTATAGGACATACAACCGATAATGTAGAGATTTGTTGTTATAAATGTAATATTAAAAGGGGGACCAAAAATTCAGAAGATTTCAGGTTTGCGAAACAAATGAAAATAATCAAAAAAGAGTGATGCGCCGCACAGCACAAACAAACAAAAAACAAATAAGCTTGATTAATTAATAAATATTATGGTTATACATATATATAATTATAATATGATGTATCATAAATTTACAAAACCGGGTGAAAAACTTCAAAAATCTATGAAGCGTCGGGCGGAAACAAACGATACCGATATAAATACCTCATCCACTCAAGAAAATAGTCATGAATTGGGAGAGAAAGTTCAAACATTTCAGTTAAATGTTGAAAGGGGTTTCACATCAAATACTACAAATAGTAGTAAATATGGTAATAACAATAGGGATACAATTGCGAATCGAATAAATCAGCGGGATTTAGTTGTGCAAAGTAATGGCAATCCTTTTCTCTCCCAAAATAATTATATTAATGACTTGATGAACCAAGAAAAATATATAAGGCAAAATAATAATTTAAATATGAATTACTAAATAACTTATATATGTCCGGCTATATTACACAAAATAGTTTGTTATTAAATAATTTGCTTAGTTTCTATAATAGAGACGGTAATCTTGAGAAGATCTTGCCTATTATTAATGGTGAATCAAGTATATCTTTAAGATTGATTGATTGGTTTGCTACTAATTATAGTAAAAAACATTTTACGGTTTACAAGTTTAAACATGAATCGGGTGGGGAGAGAAGATTTAAAGTATATTTGGAATACAAATTAAAGTTGCGTGCGTATTCAAAAAAGCGTTTTGATCCGTTTTGTCGTTGGGATCGAATAACAATTCCATACAATGATGGCACACATATTCAAACTACTATTGGTCAATTAAACTTTTTTAGATGGATATTGGAAAATAAGATATTAGAGTATATTGAGAAAAATGTAAGTGAAATTACGGCGGATATGAATAAGCGAAACAGCACTTCTAAAAATGTAAAGGGAAAGGTAGATAAAACCACGCGAAAAACAAGGGAGGAATTATCAGTTTCGGCGACTAAAAGTATTAAAAAGGAAAATGTGGAGATTATAGTATCTTTTGATTAGATATTAGATTAGATTAGATTATATTAGATTAGATTAGATTAGACTATACTTGGAGTTATTACAAGTATTATCAAACTAATTTAAAAACAATTAAATGATAATAATTATAAGATGCAAATTTTCGTAAAAACTTTAACTGGCAAAACGATTACATTGGATGTAGAACCAAGTGATACAATTGAAAATGTAAAGCAAAAGATACAAGATAAAGAAGGCATTCCACCCGACCAACAACGCTTAATTTTTGCTGGAAAGCAGTTGGAAGATGGTAGAACACTTACCGATTATAACATTCAAAAAGAAGCAACCCTTCATTTGGTATTGCGACTTCGAGGAGGATTGTAAATATTATATAATAACTAACTTAAATATTATATGATAGTTAAAGTAAATGCCAACTGTAGATAATAACAATATTGATAGACAGGCCAATAACGGTATGAATAATCTCAGCAGAAAAGGACGCGCTCTTTTGGATTGGATATTGTGTGAATCCGGTGCTGAAAATGTAACGTTTGACATGAAAGAATGCTCGCGTTTATATAATGTATACAAAGATGTGTGTAAAGAAGAAGCATACGCAAAGCAACATGGCACAAAATAAAGCAAAAATAATAAAAAATATATTTTATTATTTTTTACTAATCGTATTATGTAATATTATGTAATATTATGTAATATTATGTAGTCAGGCTATTGTTTGGTTTGGTTTGTTTACCTAAGCAAACAGGCGATTCATATTTTTTACTTCTATTTTATCCTTTTCTTCTGTAAACAATTTTTCTACAATCTTATCGTCTCGGAGCCGAATACTATATGACTTTTGTATATTTTTTCTCCCCACTCTTCCCAATGCTTGTATCAACTTTTCTTGAGTCATATTCTGCAGATCCTTTGATAAATATCCATGACAAAACTGGTAGTTTGTTCCATAAATATAATCCGATGAGGCAATAATAACATACAATTGTTGTGCTTCTGCCAACTTTTTCATAATATCAATGTATTTTACATCTGCTTTACTGCTAAACACGCCAATACCCATTAATAATAACAATTTCCATTCTTTATTTACATCTAACGATACAATATCTTCCACTATTTTTTCGTCTATGTTACTAGTAAATAAATTACTAGGTTGTTCAGCATCGGGGTTCCATTTTTTGTAATGTTCTTCCCTATTTGGTATATATTCCGGACTTAATTCTATTTTCTTCATTTTCTTCATGAATTCGCCGACTTTTTTATTATACTCATTTTGTATTTTTACTTCTTTATCATTTGACCTAGCACTATCCAACACTTTATCGCTTATTTTATCGGTTCGCTCTTTTTCTTCTTTAATAATCGCATTTAACGCTTCTCTATATTCTTCGTTTGTGTCAATAATATTAAGCAAGTCTGCCAACACGGTTTCCGGTATGTTTGATGCTTTTAAGTAAAACAATCCTATCTTTTCAACATCATTTGTCATAAATATAGTAGGTCCATCAGTTAGTGTTTTCGCATCACTTGTTGTAATTTTAATGATTGACTTGCTACTCGTCGTTACCCTTCCTTTTTTGTATTGTTTAAAATCATTTTCAGTGATATGTTTGCATAACTTTAAGTAATACAACTTAATAGAATGGATTGTAATATCTGAGATATTTTCAAAATACTCGTTTGGTTTATAGCGTGATTTGATATTTTCCGCGTGTTTTAGCACATACACAATAAATTCAGACGCTTGTTTTACATCGATATATCGTAGTAGTGTTTTGTTTTTTTCTACAAATTTAACACTTTTTTTAAACGCATGATAATCGTCGAATTCATCGTGTAGCACTACTACATTGCCTTTTGTGTTTAATAATTGAATGGTTTTGTTACAATCATAACTAACTATATTAAACTGTTCACCTTTAAATTTGCTTTTAAATGTGGAAACCATTGGATATATCTCATCACAAGACGGTAATGTGGCCGAAGATAAAACCACGCTCGGTATTTTATTATTGTCCCAGTTTTTCTTCATTATGTTATGAAACAAATGTTCTTTGTAATCAAGTGTAATAGTGGGTTCATCCCAATACCACAACAAGTCGTCTGGTTTATTAAATGCCATCATATAATTCATCGAAGGCAAGTATGACTGAATATCCGTTATGATGATTTTAACTTTCGCACCATTGCTATTATCTACTCTAAATATACCGCCCGATTTCCTATTTTTCACGAAATCAGTTACTGCGTAATAATGCAGACGAATATCATCCGGTGTTTCGCAACCAAACGCAATAGCGATAGGGATATGAAGAGCAATACATGATTTTGCCAATTGAAGACCCACATGCTTCGCCGCGCAAGTAAATATTATTTTTTTATCGTTGACTAACCCCAGTGGTGTCATTGTTTTTCCAGTTCCAGTAGGTGCTTGATACAATATTAATTTGGGGTCTTGGTTGTCTTTGATTAAACTAATCATTTTGCGTTGATGATTAAACAAGCACACATCATTATATTGCGACAACAACTTGTTTTCTTCGATGTATTGATGTGAATATTTAATAAGGTTGGTTATTTCAATGCTTTCTTTAAAAGTGTCCAATACATAATTAACAAATTTCAATAGTAAGTAGTTTATGTGTTTTATATTTTTTTTAGAGAGTTGTAGTAATGCATAATAATAGTAGCATTTTTTGGAGCTGCTTGATTGCTTGAAATACATCACAACTTGCTCCATCAAAAGGTTTTCAAATATATTTTTGTTTTTTAATAGCTCACTTGTATTTATATTTCGTATTCTGATTTTATTTGCTTTTTTTATGCTTAGTTTTTTTATGTTGATACGCAGTTTGTATTTTAACTTATGTTGTTTTATAATTTGGTGGATTGGTTCTTCGTAAAATTTGTTATAAAAGTATTTGTGAAAGTCTTCATAGTCTTCCACATTGATTTTTAGGTAGCCAATTAGTGAATTATTTGGATTTTCGGAAGCATTTATGTTGTTATGTGAGTTGTGTATAAACTTAAGTATGTATAGTTCCTTTTTATGCACAGGAAGTTCAAGAAAATCCCATTCGCTTTTTGTGAGTTTTTGTTGAGTAAGATTCATAATGATATTAACCTGTGATAAGTTTAAGTTTGTTTGTTTGTTTATGTAGATGGTGTAAGAAGGTAGGTATGTGTTATGTATGTTTCATAACAAATTATTATAAATCAATTTTATAATAGTTTGCTGATCAAATAATTAAATATAGTTGATTAAATAATTGCGAGTAACCGTATACTAAGTCAGCACTCAGTCAATACCGTTTGTAAGTAAATTATTATTTAAATAACTAGAGGGTTTAAATTTTAAAATATCGAGTTCATCGCTGGTAGTGGGAAACTCATCTCTCCCATATATATCCTGAAGAGTTAACCATTCAAACAAACCTCCTCTATAAACAAACACATTGTAGAATCCCAGAGATACAAGTTGTTTATGCTTTTTATCTACATTTATATCACTATGATTTCGCCCATATACTATAACATTGATTGATTTGTTTGTTTTTAATAGTTCATTTATGGTGTTTATTTCATGTTTGATATTTAAAGTATTTTTAATTAAACAGTTTTGTTCGTAGTCTGGTAAGACATTTACTATAACAGTATTTTTGTTGTTATTTTTAATGATTTGTTGGACATCTTCAAAATTATATTGTTTACTTTGTGCTTGTCCCATGTATGTTAATATACATCGGCGTATTATATTTAAATAAAAATACATTGTAATAATTTGGATGAATTAAGGGATATAATAATAGTTATAATAATAGTTATAATAATAGTTATAATGATAATAATAAAATTGTGATTAATTTTATTATTTAAAAATCAGTAATTATAGATTATGAAGTTATGATAGCATTCCACTAAGAAACTTAGTTGGAGTATGCAAGACCACCCATACCACTCATGACGCGCAAGACGTTGTAGTTAGTGGCATAGACGCGCACCTTAGCGGTGGCGGTGTTTCCAATGGCAGCGGCAGAAACAACCAATTGAAGGGTTGCATTGTCGATGCGACTGAAGTTACAGGTTCCAGATGGCTGGTGCTCTTCTGGGCGAAGGGCGAATGAGTAAACATTGATACCGGCATCTGGGGAACGAGTGTGATGTTGGAATGGTTGAACAACATCGAAGTAAGAACCTTCGCGTTCACTGAATCGGTCTTGTCCGTTAAGTTGCAACTTGGCAGTGACAACTGGATTTTCACCCCAGCAGTGCATCTTAAGGGCCGTTTCGGCAAGAACGAACGCACCAGCATCCGAAACACCAGAGGCGGCGTTGGCGGCAGCACTCAAGGCACCCGAAACATCGGCTTCGATACCGGTTTGGCCATCACCACTTACATCAAGAGCACCGGCATCGGCGAACATACCGTTGGAACCGATAACATTTTGGACTTGAGCATCACTGGAGAAGGCACGGATTGAGTGAGGAAGAGCATCCAAAGCATCCGTGTAGTTAAATGGCTGAGCACCCAAAGCAGAGTGCAAGTGCTTTCCGGCGACGAAAGAGTCGCAGTAGCTGACATTAACATCAGGTTGGACAACCCAGACAAGTTCCTTGCATGGGTGGTTGAAGTTAAGCTTAACCTTGTTACTGGAGGATCCGATGGATTCATCACCAGTGAATTGAAGTTGTTCGATCAAATATTCATGGGGATTTTGGGCCATGCGTCGGCGTTCATCCGTATCCAAGAAGATGTAGTCAACATACAAAGATGCGGCAACAAGAGACTTGCTGTAGGCAGTAGTCGACTTCAAGTTGGCACTTCCGGCACTATCAACGGCACTGACAGCGAACAAGCATTCGTCCAATGGGCGAAGTTCGATGTTGATCTTGACTTCGTGGTATTGAAGGGCGATCAAAGGAAGGGCAAGACCAGGATTGCGGCAGTACCAGAATTGCAAAGGAACATACAAGGTCGTTTCGGGAAGAGCCTTGCGTGGGGCGCAGACAGCTTCAGGGACCGAAACGGAAGAGCAAGCAGTTGCAACTTCAGCGAAGTCAGGGTCGGTCAAATAAGTAAGTTGGGTGGTGTTACCAATCATCTTGTTGTAACCATCTTCTTGTTCAGAAGTAAGGGTAAGCTGGTTCCACAAGTGCATCCAGTCACCGTATTGTCGGTCGATACGTTGTCCTCCGATTTCTACTTCAACCATGGATACCATTTGTTCACCTGGACAGTCCAACCATCGTGCGTGTGCTGAGTCAGAACTGCTGATTTCAGGAAGAGTTACCTGAAGGTAAGTTCGGTATGCAAGATCACCATTTCGCGATACAGTGCATTGAACACGACGACCGAAGTCGGCTTGACCGTTGAAGGTCTGTTCAATGGATTCCATTGCGAAGTTAGTGTGTCTGCGGTATGTAACCTTCCAGAAAGTGATCTGGGGATTACCAGTTAGATACACATCTTGTGCGCCGTAAGCTACTAGTTGCATGAGTCCTCCACCCATATTATAATATAGCAAAAGAAAAAAATTTTTAGATTTTACACATTAAATCGAATTTTTACACCTATTTTTGAGATAGAGTAATGATTTTTTCTAAACCAAACCAATTAGTTATTTAATATTTGATTGATATCTAAATTCTCACTCATAAACCGTCTTAAATAAGAATCTAAATATACTTCTTTTTGATTGTTATGCTTTTTTTTAAATACATAGCAATTGTCGGATTTCTTTATAGACCATCCATTTTCTAAAGCATTGTATAATAATGTCATTTTCTGAAGCTTTATCAAATCAATATTTGTTATTTCCTTTTCATTAAATACGATTTTGTTTGGATTATCCATTATATATTGAAAATGATTTTTATAAATAATGAATTTACGAATTATTGCTTTGTAAAATAATGATTTTGCTAAACAATTTACCGAAACTATTAATTAAATAGAAGAGTTGTATGTATATTATTAATGCCGAATTTTAAGCCTAAAAATCAAAAAAAGCTGGCTGTTAATAAACATAGTATAACTACACTAGACAACAAACATGACGAAAAAATGAAAGAGTTTAAAGAAATTTCAGATAAAGGGTTGCCTGATTTAAAAGCGAAAATCAAACAACTAAAGCGCCGTATCCAAAAAAGCAAAAATATAAAGATAGAACAGCGGTTGGATCTAGAAGACCAAATAAAAGACTGTAAGCTAAAGATAAAACAATTGAAAAACAAAAAGAAAAAGTATTTACTAAACAATTCGGATTTAATATTTGATTATTTTGAAAAAAAGAAGAATTTAAGTGATGGCAAAACAAACAAAAAGAAGATTTTACATTCTTTTTTCAGTAAAACCGATGAAAAGGTCGATGTTAAAAACAATAGCGATACAATCGTTCAACGATATTTCAATAATATTGATAACAAAATAATAGATATGAAGAACTATGAAATCAACTATGAAATATGTCCTAAATGTTCTGGTGAATTGGTTCAAGTTGAGTCGGAAGGTATATTGATATGTAAAAAATGTAGTTATCAAAACAAGTTTTTAATAGAACATGAAAAACCATCTTACAAGGAACCACCTAAAGAAGTTTGTTTTTATGCTTATAAGCGTATCAATCATTTTAGAGAGATATTGGCTCAATTTCAAGCAAAGGAAACAACACAAATCCCTGATGAAGTTATTGATAATATTAAAAAACAAATAAAAAAGGAAAGATTAACGCTTGAAAATATGGACAACAAGCGGGCAAAAGATATCTTGAAAAAGTTGGGTTATAACAAGTATTATGAACATATTCCATTTATTAAAGATAAATTGGGAATAAAGCCACCTGTTATGCAACCAGAATTAGAAGACAAGTTGTGTAATTTGTTTATGGAAATTCAAAAACCATATAGCAAACATTGTCCTGATAGTAGGGTGAATTTCTTAAATTATTATTATGTATTGTATAAAATGTGTGAGTTGTTGGATGAACATAGTTTTTTGCCTTATTTTCCAATGTTAAAGGACCCCGTGAAAAGAATAGAGCAAGATGAAATCTGGAAAAAGATTTGTTTGGAGCTAAATTGGGAATTTATTCCTACTCTTTAATTTAATTTAATTTAATTTAATTAAATTATTACTATTATTATTACAAGTAATAATTTAATGTTTAATAATCTTTATGAATTTATATTAATCTTTAAATATTGGTATTGACATTTATTATTGGATAATTTACATACCCATTCGTGGGAATCCAACAAGGTTGGCACCGATACCGAATCCAGCACCGGAACGTGCGGATACTCCCATCGATGGAACATATGTGTCCAAAACAGAGAAGGTGGCAGCAGCAGTCAATGAAATCAACAAAACTTCATCCAAGTTCAATGATCTCTTTGGGATGGCATAGGCGGCAATAGCAACCATTAAACCTTCAACTAAATATTTCACAACACGACGGAGTAGTTCTCCTAAATCAAAAATTTCTCCTAATTTGTCAAACATATTATATAATAAATAAATAAAAAAAAACTTAAACAATAAAGATATTATATATGTATAATGGCAGAAATGGCTTACCAAAATAAAATGAACGCCGATGGCACCGAAAACCCTAAGTATGTTGACTTGTTAGAAGAAGACAAGGCAATATCTGGTCAGAAGTTTGTGTGTGTATCTTTTGTTAGTCCTGAAAATACTTTGAAACGCCGTGAATTGTTTATGTTTGAATCGTTTCTAAAAGATTATGATTTTTCTAAATCGATGGAGAAATTTTCACAATTTTTAAACTTTTTGTCATATAAATACAACTTAAACTTTGAAACATTGATGAGTGATATGCAGGAGTTTGTTAAAAGTGAAAAAGATGATTTAAAAACGACCGATATTTATGATTCATATAAAACATTTTTGGATAATCATGAAAATGAATTGGATGATGAGTTTAATAAGCAAAATAACTTTCAAACAAGTGTTAGAGGATTAAAGGTTCGTGGTTCTTATTCTACACAAGAAGAAGCGGAATTGCGATGTAAGTTGTTGCGAGAAGTAGATCCAAACCATAATGTATATGTTGGACCAGTGGGTGTATGGATGCCTTGGGAACCTGAAGCGTATAAAACGGCTCGCGTGGAATATTTGGAAGATGAATTAAATCAATTGATGCATGAGAAGAATCCAATGAAGCAAAGGCAAAACAAGAGTTTGAAAAGCGTATTCAAGAAACCAAGAGAAAGGCTATCGAAGAAAATGTTAAATTGGCCAGAGAAAGTGGAAACAAACTAACACAACGATTGGACAAGGAAGGTAATTTGGTAGGTGTAAATAACACAATTGAAGAAGATTTAAAACAGTTGGAAGATACCAGTTCAGAAGGTATCAAAAAGGCATTGTTTGAAGGAGACAACATTGTCCGCAAAAAACAAGACTAAACGATTCGCAACAATAAATAACAATAAATAACAAACAATAACAAACAATAAATAACAAACAATAAATAATAAACAATAAATAACATAATAAAATTATAGAAAATTTCATATTTTCTATAATTTTATGATTTACCATCGATTTTTCTTAACATTGATACGTGGTCCTTTGTTTTTTCTAGCAGCATTGGGGTCATACGCTTCTTCTTCATCGTCGGAACCCAAACCTTTTGACATTTCCCAAAACTCCTTTGCTCCTAAGCGAAACTCACCATGAGCACTTGCTTTATACCAGAAGATTTGGTCTTCTAAACGGTTTGATTTGGCATTATTGGAGATAACCAAACATTCATAGTTTTCTGTACATTGGTCCATGACTTGACAAAAACTTTCAAATGTTGTAAACATACCAGCAAAGTTTTCATAGATACGTTTACGATTGGTAAGATAAGGTTCTCTTAGTATAAATGTGTAGTCAATATTGGTTCGCAAATTAGGAGGAACACCCAATGGATACTGCATAGTAATAACAAGCATAATTTTCCAATGACGTCCATTCATAAAAAGCAATCGCATCAACTTATCACGAGACCATGTATTATCATATAAACAATCGTCTAAAATTACAAATGCTCTAGGGTCTATACTGGATTTACCATACGCATTTTTCTCTTTTTTGATTTGTTTGATTACTATTTTCTGTCTTTTTAATATATTTTCAATAATTGCCGTGTTGTATTCATCATGAATAAAAAGTTTAGGAACCAACTTACCATAAAACCCATTCCCTGCTTCTGTCCCTGATATAACCGTTCCAATTGGGATATCTTGATGATGAAACAACATATCACGAACTAAGAAACTTTTACCTGTATCACGACGTCCAATCATTACAATTACCGGACCATTGGAATCGTCCAAATTAAATTTTATGTTTTTCATGTTAAACTTCTTTAGTTCCAAATTCATATATACACATAAAGTATTAAAAATAAATATTTATAACGAATGGTCATTATGTAAATGGTTTTATTGGTTTATATTATATTTATTGGTTTATATTAGATTTATTGGGTTATATTATATCTATTACTAAAGTATTGGTTTAAATGTAAAATATATATTATCATTAAATCGTAATGTTCTCTCTTTACTACAGAAAAAACAACAATAGCAGATTGTTTAGTCAGTTAGAAAATACGGGCTTTTCCAATGTTCAAAACTATGTCCCGATATATTCTGAATTTTTTGAATTAAATCAAAGCAACTATAGTTTAATTAATTTAAATAGTAAATATTCTATTCAATCCATAGAAGATAGTCATAACAATAACCATTTTTTGATAAATGTAGTAAATGAAAAAGGGGAAACAACTGAAAAAGGTTCATTTTTTAAGTTTTCCCCTTTACTAAACCCTTTAAAATACCTTACTGGTAGATACAAGACCATTGACAGTAGTAGTAATCTTATACCAACGTTCAAGCCTGCTATATCAAAAAAGGATCTGCATTTAAAAAAACTACATGATACAAACAATACATCTTATGTAGATGGATTTTTTTCTTATTTAAGTAGTAAGTTGTTGAATAACCATAATTTCATTTTTGGGAATGATTACTATGGAACCTTTATCGGAGTTCAAAAAAATTTCAATATAAATGTGTATGACGATTTAGATTATTTACACCAATCAGAATTTTTCCACAAACATAAGGGAGAGATATTTACGCTTGAAGATTTCGATGTGTCATTGTTAGACGATGATACACGAAAGTATAGAGAGAAGATAGTAATGGAAGACATAGATGACAACGATGACACTGGCAAACTATTATTAGATGAATTTGATAGTGAATCATTTGATAATGTATTTGAATTGACTACTGAAAATGTGGAGAAATTAAACGCTATACATCAAAGTAGCATTGATTTGGAAATAGATTTAAATTTATCGGATAATATCGTATATGAAAAGATAAAGCATAAATCTAGAAGTGGTAGTGATGTATCTAGTAATACAGAAACTAATTCCAGTGTCCATAGTGATAGTGAAGATTCATGTAGTGAAAGTGATGAGGAAGACGAAGAGGAAAACGAATTAAACAACAGTAATGGACAAACATCGAATAGTGAAGAGAGTGACGAAATAGAAGAAGGTTGTGAAGAAGACATTACTAGTGGAGGAGTTGTTAGTTGTTCAAACAGTGAAATATCAGAATATTCAAGTTCTATAAATGAAAACGTAAATTGTATAATTTATGATTTTCCAGTTCAAATGATTTGTATGGAGGAAATGTATGAAACATTAGACGATTATATTGAAAATAATGATATGACAACATTGGAATGGAAATCTTGTTTAATTCAAATATTGTTTATATTGATTACGTATCAGAAATGTTTTGATTTTACACACAATGATTTGCACACAAACAATATTATGTATAATACAACACCAAAGAAGTATATTTACGTGAAATACAATAATCAATATTACAAAATACCGACATTTGGGAAGATTTTTAAGATAATTGATTTTGGACGTGCTATTTATAAATACAAAGGTAAGTTATTATGTAGTGATAGTTATAATTTTAAAGAAGATGCGGCAAATCAATACAATTTTGAACCATACCGCAATTACAATAAGCCTGAAATACTACCAAATAAAAGTTTTGATTTGTGTAGATTGGGATGTTCGTTGTATGATTATTTCATTGAAGATTTTAGAAGTGAAGATGAAGAGGAAAATGAAATTGTAAAGTTAATTATTAAGTGGACGCGCGATGATAAGGGTCGCAATATATTGTATAAAAAAAATGGAGATGAACGTTATTCTGATTTTAAACTATATAAAATGATATCAAGAACAGTTCATCACTGTGAACCTCAAGATGAAATGAAAAACCCATTGTTTGAATGTTTTAAAGTCACAAGGAAAAAAGTAGCCAAAAAAGCACAGATAAATAACATAGATGAAATACCAATATATACTTAATGTAAACAAAAGGGGTAAAAATGTATGTATTTGAATATTAATATTATGTTTATGAATAATATTAATATTATGTTTATGAATAATATTAATATTATGTTTATGAATAATATTAATTTTGTAGTTATTAGTATAGTTAAAATTCAGGTTCATTGGTGAATATCTCTGGTGGATTTGATACAATTTCATTTACACCTCCAAACTGTTCCAATACAAAATTTCCAGATACAACTGACAAATAAACTATAATTGTGTCGCGAATCATTATTTTCATTGGTTTTGGTTCTTTTACAATAAATTTCATCTCTAAATACTTAATGATAATGTATACCAATGAAATCATACCGGCAGTAATAAATATAGACTGTCCCATTTATATTTTTAATGATGTTTTTATCTATTATTTTACGCAATATGTTATTAAATCTAATTTTGTTAGTTTAAAACTTCAATATCGTCTAACAATGGAGGAGTATCAATCTTTAATTCTTTTGACAAATCATGAATATCACTGACATCTAAGTTTATATTATTATCATCAAATATTTCTAAATTGTCTTCATCGTCTTCGTCTTCCTCTTCTTCCTTTCTACGCTGATTGTTTATTTCACTTATTTGCTCCAATCGTTCAATTGTTTTTGGTGCTTCTACACTTTCTTCTTTATTGGTTCCCATGTCCAATACGTTATCAAAATCATTAAATGAAATACCAACGGATTTTGTGGTTGTGTTTGATGGTTCAGTAGTTTCTGTCAATGTTGAAGGTGAATCAGATGTTTCTACCTTTCTTTCCTCTTGCAATGTTTCAGTATCTACTTTTAATTCTTCGTTTTTTTCCAATTTCAATATTGGTGTTTTGCTGAATTCTTCTTCTTCCTTTGCGGCTGCTTCCTTTGATGCTTCATCTACCTTTGGAACATCTACCTCTTTTTCGATTTCCTTTTCTGTTATTTCATGAACCACCTCTTCATCAACTGTTTCATCAATATAAGAGCGTAGGATCTTTTCAACTGGAATACTGCTTCTAATTACTTCTAGAATACTTTCTTTACACAATATTTCACATTCACGCATATTTTTCTGATATTGTAATGGGGTAATTATTTTTTCAAACAAATAAACGTTTTTATACAACTTTCTAGCAAAAGCAGTATATACTTGATGTATAAATGTTTCTAATTTGGGAATATCCAAATCTATCTTTTTTTGTTTTTGTGACACACGCACGCTGGTTAGTATTTTAAGCTGAGCAATGTGAACACACGTAAGAAGGTCTTCTAAATAGTTACAACCGGTAACACTAATAATACGCCTACATTCATCTTGAATAATACTATCATTCCATTTTGGAACTCTTGACAAGAAATTTTGAAACGTCATAAGGTATTTGTCGTTTTCATCATTTTCAATACACAATCGTTCTGCATCATTAAATATTGATTTTACTCCATCAATTACAACAGGGCTTAATATACTTAATAATCTACACGAATACTCGTTTTTGGCTTCAGATAAAACATTGACGTTGTAGTCGTCCATTTTAAAATTATAATATATTTTCTAAATCAATATTTTTCCGCATAAATGTAAAATACAATACGTAAAATATTAGTATTTCTTCATTTCTTATTTGCTTTCTTATTTTATCAAAATACATTAACGCTAAATTATTATTTTCATGGACGGCAACATAATTTATTAAGTCTAAACAACTGTATCCTTTGTTGTATAATGTAGTCGATAACTTAATACAACTATTTAATGTTTGGTAATTTTTCTTATCTTTAAGATATTTTTTGAGACGTGTTTCCTTTTTCATAAAATCCTTTTTGTTGTAATGGTCAAATTGTAGTTTGTAGAAATTAACGTATTCATTGTTTATTTTTGGATTAGGTATATAAACACTACAGAACCGTGACAAAATAGGATTTAATAATAAGTTTTTGTTTTCGGCAATGATGAAAAATCGTGTGTTGTGGCTGTATTTTTCAATACATCGTCTTAAAGCGGATTGAGCATCCATCGTTAGTTTGTCTGCATTAAACAAAATAATAGATTTGAACAAATGATTGGACTTGTTTTGTATGTTTGTTTTGGCGAAAAACTTTAATTGGTCTCTGAAAAATCGTATCCCTTTACCATGTGCGCAATCTACATACATCACATAATCCTTGATATGTTTGATATTATTATGGTATACCTTTTCTATAAAATAATTTAAAATAGTTCGTTTACCTGTTCCATACGGTCCATGAAATACAATGTGTGGTATTTTGTTGTAATCAATGAAAAAATTAAGTTTATCAATAATAGGTTTATGAATTTGTAATATATCGATTGTTTTATCAGTAAATTTGTAATCAATAGTATTTTTAAAAAATAAATCACTCATTTTAAGTTATAGAAGAATATAACACGTTATTTTTATATTTTAATAATGTGTTATGTATTTAAGCTACACTGCTTAATGGTTTGGAATATGGGTTTTTGTTAAACGCATCCAATAGGTCAGGGTCATAGCGACTGGTTTGATTTGTTTCACGTGTATTTTTACCACTAAGGGTTCCATACGTTTCAATACTACTGGCACTCTTAGGCATATTGGGTATGATTTGTGCAGGGTTGGTACTTCTATTTCGCAAATTACTAACATTTTGATTTCCATCAAATATTGGTTGGTTTCCTGCTTGAAATCGGTCTACCTTACTTACAACTTCTTTGTTTGGATTTAATGAAGCGTTGTAAGCAGTATTGTATACTTGACCTTTGTATTGAGCGTTACCAGCACTACTATTTCCAATGTATTGACATGTAGTAGTATCGCGGTTTTGACCAACAGATTGATGCTCTGTGTTGGTGTAAGCAGCATCAAAAGCAGTTCCTCCATGTTTCGTGTATTCGGTGTTTTCAGTTTGTTCACGAATAGTAGTCCTAGCAACATCGGCTGGATTCCACACACGTGAATTGGATACACCATTTTTACCACCAGAAGCATTTCCAGTGGGACGTTTGTGATGAATTACGTTTTCCTTCAATGTTGGTTTGATAACATCCAAAATAGGAGTTACCATAGCATAAAACCCTCTTTCTACAATACCCATTGATTTGGTTTCACCAGTCAATGAACGTGAGTTTGGAAGTGATTTGTATCCTGATTTACCATAGTTTCCATGGCTTTCTGTCCACCCATTTGCCCGTGCAGCAGTTCCTACATTTGGAGCATCCAATTGAACTTTTTGTGATTTTTGATATTTTCCAGATTGATAAATACCATTTGCGTTTGTAGTATCACCGCCACCAAAATATTCACGGGTAGTAGAGGAACGGTTTTCTGACGAAACACATGAGTAGTTGGAGCTTTTCCTCTTTTTTCAACACCAGTGGTTGTAAAATATCTATCTGGATTGTTGATGAAAAACGTGTCTGGTTTGTGCTGTTCCATTTTCCCTAAATTTCCACGTGGTCCTCTACGTCCAACGTGTTTTCCTAGCATTTGTCCTTTAAATGTTTTCTTTGGATTGTTAGCAACACGCAATTCGTCCACTGTTTTTGGTTTCCATGTATCTCGTTCTTGCATACCAGAATTAAATCCACCAGTACCTTCACTAGTAAATCCCTTGTTTAAACCAGGACCTACTTGTATTTCTTCCCATGGTTTTGCGTTGTTCATCTTGGAACTTACATTGCCTCTCATACGGTCTTGCATAAAATCAGTAGTGGAAGGCATTCCGTTAATCCATTGCATATCCTTTTCTGGTTTAAAAAATGGAGCATTTGCTTTTTTTTGTATTTGTTGACTTCCAGTTCCAGTGTATAAATCCAAAATACCATCTCTCCCTCCAGATTCAGTGCTTTGAGTTACATTTGAACCAAAGTATGGTTTCATATTGTTGTGTTTAAATTCAAAAGCAGGTTTTGTTTCTCCTGTTAATGAAGTAAATTGGTCAGTGTAGTCTTGTGTTTCGCTTTTAACATCTGCCGTTTGCTGTTTTTTGTTTGTATTATCATTTGCTCCAGAGTAAGTGCTTGTTGTATATCTATCATCTCTACCTTCTTTGTTTTCTACAGGATAGTTTTCTGGTGCCACCCGTGTATTTACTAAACGATGTGTGTCTGTTGTACTCTGTGATATTCCACTAAATCCTTCTTCTTTCTTATTATCATTAGACAAAATATACATTATACCTAAAGCGGCCATCGGAATTGCGATTTCTGCCATTTTATACTATATATAAATTATAATATTTTCTTTATAGTTTTATTTACTATAATTAATTTAATTGTAATAAATAATTATTCGATTAAATCGGTGCATGGTAAAACAGGCACATGATTATCTTTTTCTAGAATACGTGTATTTAAGTTGTTTTGAAATGCTAGGCACACATTTTCTTGAGGATTTAAATGTAAAGGATACGTGTGGTCTTGCTGTAAATCACGGTATAGAAACCCTGGGTGAGTTACACGTGATTGGTGTGTAATTGGTGTATTGTTTGATGAAACTGATACAGGAGATGTTTTAAGTGGTTTTGCTACTTTATAATGTCTGCCATATCGTTCTAGTTTTTTATTTACGTTTTTCAAGTCCGATTCAATATCAATAGGATGACCATTGCGAACGGTTTGAAGATTGGCACTCCATCCCATGTGACGCATTTGAGGGTCGTTAAACAAAGTTGGACTGTCCCCCCAACCAGGTGTATCTAGTACATATCTTCCTGGACCAGTTGATTCTTGGAGTATCTTTTTTGTTCTACATTCATCATAATTAAATCTAGTAAAGGCCATAATATATATATAATTTATTAAATTTATTTTTAATAAAATAATACTTTTATTTATTTTGTTTATTTTGTTATTTGTTTATTTGTTTATTTTGTTTATTTGTTTATTTTTTTGTTTATTTGTTTGTTTATTTTGTTTGTTTATTTCTTTTTGTCACGAACATCCAGTATGTTTTTGATGTTGTTTAATTTGCGTAATTTTTCACGTATAACTGTTTTAATCTTAGTTAGCTCTTTATCCAAGTTATTTTGCTTTCCGTCTAATATCCTATGATTGATATCTAAATCTTTGACTGCTTCTACCAAAAGACCCATTAAATTATTATACATTACAGATTTGTATTCGCCATTGTTGTTTACTACTTCAGGGACTACCTTTTCTGTTTCTTGAGCGATTAATCCCATATACACCTTTTCTTTGTCTGGTAAATCAGTTCGTGTATAAGTAACTCCACGCAAAGCACATACCTTTTCCAAAGCATATGGGATTGTTTCAACATTTGATTTTAATCGGGCATCCGAACTCATAGTGACAACCCCATTAGTATTAACATATTCTACCTGTGAATTTCCTAATTGTATAACATTATTTCCTATTGCTGTGCTACCATATCCAATTGCAGTAGAATTTGTGCCATCGGTTTTGGCTAAATATCCTATTGCGGTTGAACCAGTGCCACTTAAATCGATACCATAACCTAATCCAGTTGAAAATTGTATAGATGAATTAGATATATCAGTAGATGATCCAATTAAAACATTACCTTGTGGTAGACTAGCATAAGATGAAATTGCCTTAATCGTATCTCCAGTTGAAGTGTTCCCAATTATTATGTTGTCTTTGTTATACATCAATACCGTTTTGTTTAACGATATATCACCATTTATTACATTTAAACCGACCGTTTCTGCTGGTTCAGTTACTGAATATGTGTTTACTGTTAAACGACCATTTAAGTTTCTATAATCGGAATCAACACCCGCAACTGTTTGCGACAAATCATATATATCTTGTGATACACTATAAATTTTTTGGATAATGGTTTGTAAACTACCACCACTTGGTTCTGTAATGTCCCCCAATGTAAATGCTATTTCTTCTAATGTATCAAGATAGTAAGGTGCGTTTCCAATTAAATCATCTATAATATGATGAATATCACCACTCATATCAGACAAGTCTCTAACAGTTATGCTTCGTTCTGTGCTAATTTCGCGGTTTAATTCACTTGAAGTATAACTTGATAAATCAGTAATTTTTGAATTAATTGTTTGAAATGTTAAAGCACTTAAGTCGCTTATATTAGTTGAAACTTCGGCACTGAGTCGCGATTTCTCCAGTGATAATTCTGCAGAGGTGTAGTTAGATAAGTCAGTAATGTCGCGTGCGGTTTCGCTACTTAAATCACTGATTTCAGTGGATAGTTCAACACTAAGACGGTTTTTCTCGAGCGACAGTTCGGCAGAGGTGTAGTTAGATAAATCAGTAATGTCGCGCGCGGTTTCACTGCTTAAATCCCTGATTTCGGTGGATAGTTCAACGCTGAGGCGTGACTTTTCAAGAGACAATTCGGCTGAAGTGTAATTTGATAAATCGGTGATGTCGCTACTGGTTTCACTACTTAAGTCGCGGATTTCGGTGGATAGTTCTACACTAAGACGGCTTTTTTCAAGTGACAATTCTGCAGATGTATAATTCGACAAATCCGTGATGTCGCTACTAGTTTCACTACTTAAATCGCGTATTTCGGTGGATAGTTCTACACTAAGACGGCTTTTTTCAAGGGATAATTCTGCGGATGTATAGTTAGACAAATCGGTGATGTTGCTAGTGGTTTCACTGCTTAAATCCCTGATTTCAGTGGAAAGTTCAACACTTAGACGGTTTTTCTCGAGTGATAGTTCTGCAGATGTGTAGTTAGACAAATCCGTAATATCTCGAGCGGTTTCGCTGCTTAAATCTCTGATTTCGTTGGATAGTTCAACACTAAGTCTGTTTTTCTCCAATGACAGTTCTGCAGATGTGTAGTTAGATAAATCCGTAATATCTCTTGCGGTTTCGCTACTTAGGTCGCTGATTTCGTTTGACAATTCAACGCTGAGACGATTTTTCTCCAAAGACAGTTCTGCAGAGGTGTAGTTGGATAAATCTGTAATGTCGCGTGCTGTTTCGCTGCTTAGGTCGCTGATTTCGTTTGACAATTCAATGCTGAGACGATTTTTCTCCAAAGACAGTTCTGCAGATGTGTAGTTAGATAAATCTGTAATATCGCTTGTGGTTTCGCTACTTAGATCGCGGATTTCAGTGGAAAGTTCAACACTAAGACTGTTTTTCTCTAGTGACAATTCTGCTGATGTATAGTTAGACAAATCAGTAATGTCGCGTGCTGTCTCGCTACTTAAATCGCGTATTTCGGTGGATAGTTCAACACTAAGTCTGTTTTTCTCTAATGACAATTCTGCAGATGTATAATTCGACAAATCCGTGATGTCGCTACTAGTTTCACTGCTTAAATCGCGTATTTCGGTGGATAGTTCTACACTAAGACGGCTTTTTTCAAGTGACAATTCTGCAGAGGTGTAGTTGGATAAATCCGTGATGTCGCTACTGGTTTCGCTACTTAAATCGCGTATTTCGGTTGATAGTTCAACACTAAGTCTGTTTTTCTCTAATGACAATTCTGCAGATGTATAATTCGACAAATCCGTGATGTCGCTACTGGTTTCGCTGCTTAAATCGCGTATTTCAGTGGAAAGTTCAATACTGAGGCGATTTTTCTCCAAAGACAATTCTGCAGAAGTGTAATTAGATAAATCAGTAATGTCGCTGCTTGTTTCGCTACTTAAGTCACGGATTTCAGTGGATAGTTCAATACTAAGTCGTGATTTTTCAAGCGACAATTCCGCAGAGGTATAATTCGATAAATCAGTGATATCGCGCGCGGTTTCACTGCTTAAGTCGCGGATTTCGATAGAAAGTTCGTTTTCGATACGAGACTTTTCAAGAGACAATTCTGATGATGTGTAACTCGATAGATCAACAATATCCCGCGCAGTTTCACTACTTAAATCACTTATTTTATGAGACAATTCCGAAGAAGTATAATTGGAAAGATCAGTTATATTTGTATTTAGTGTATTAAATGTTAGTGCAGATAAGTCAGATATATCTTTCATTGTTTCACTACTTAAATCTTTTATTTCTGTAGATAGTTCAACACTAAGTCTGGATTTTTCAAGTAAGAGTTCGGATGATGTATAACTTGATAAATCAACTATTTCAGTTGAAATAGTATGGAATGTAATAGATGATAGATCTGAAATATCTCTAACACTTTCACTACTAAGACTTATAATTTCATTTGATAATTCCACAAAGTGTTGGCGTTCTCTCCCGGATAAATCAATAAAATCGATAAGTAATGTGGCAACTCTTCCATCACTTAAATCAGTTACATAGTTTTCTAATTCCAATAATGTATCAAGCGATTCACTTGCGCCGCCAATAACATTA